CCGCTTCCGACATAGGCGTTGTTGTAAAACAGATAATAGGATGTGCCGATGGACCGGACCACGATGGTTGCCCCAGCCGAATAAGTTGCAGCCGCCGTGCCCGGGGCTACCGCATTCACCTGGGCGATGGCAGGCAATGTCAAAACTCCACCAGAGACATTCGAGCCGCTCAGGGAGGGCAGAGTGAAAGTGGCCAACAGAGTGCCGGTAGCGTAAGCGCCGGAGTAAATCTTGAGGGTTCCGCCGCTCAAATCCGTCGCCAGGGTGGTACCCAGCGAGGTCCGTTCAACGGTGTCGAGAATGAATGATGGCATGGTCGTTCTCCTTACAGGTTAAATTAATCTGCCTTTGTTTCCTCTGATTTCAGCCACGCTTCAGCCGCCGACAACAACGCGTTCGCTTCCCCTCCCACCCAGGCCCCGGCCAGAGAGATCAGCGAGGGAGGCGCCGTGGGGCCCGCCCCCGTGATAATGGTTAAAATCACATCATCCGGCGTAGTCGTGAACACAGCCACCGCGGTAGCCAGGCGGAGCAGGAATCCTATTTCTGCTGAAGAAGTGGTGCTCAGGACCGGGATGTCGGTCACCAGCTTCCGCAGGATTGCAAGCATCACTCCAGGACTCACCGTCCCCACAGACACAGCCGTCTGTAAAGCTCGCAGAATTTGGAGACCGACGGCAGAGGTCTGGCTCTGCGCGGCGACAGTGGTTATTAGTTTTCGCAGGACGGCCAGATTGATGGCCGGAGTCTCGGTCTGGCAATCCACCGTGGAGACAAGCTCCCGGAGAACTGCCAGCATGATATTTGGAGTCGAGGTCGTGACGCCACACGCAGTAGCCAGCTTTCGCAATACCGCCAAGTTAATGGCTGAAGTCGAGGACAGCACCGCGACATCCGTAGCCAAGTTGCGGGTAGCCTGAAGATCCAGGTAAACGGTATCCGAGGTTTCGCTGATGACCGCGGCAATCTCCGCCAGGGCTCTTTGGACGGCCAGGTTAGGGGTGCTCACCGAGGAAACCACCGCGGGCGATGTCACCAGTTTACGCAGTACCGCCAGCATTACGCTATCAGGCGTGGAAGATTGCACCGCAGGAGAACAAGCCAGTTTCCGCAAAATATTCAGCAAAGGCGAGCTTGTGGAGGTGGTCACCGCGGGCGATGAAGCCAGTTTGCGGAGGATAGCCAACATAGGGCTGCTCACCGTGCTGACCACTGCAGGGGAGGTAGCCAGTTTGCGGAGGACCGCCAGCATGGGCGACGAAGTGGTGGAGACCACGGCCGGTGTAGTGTGAAGATTTCGAGTGACAGGTCCATAAGTTTGTCCCCGAATCAGGTCTATATCACTATCAGAAAGCAGGGCATTGGCCGCTACCCATTCATCCAAAAAACCCACAGTAGTATAATAATTAGAGCCTATATCCCCAAAACCTAAATAAAAAATACCCGCTCCTAATGGAACGGACGCTATACTGGTGCTATAATCGCTAACGCTGCCAGTTGCTTTATTAAAAACCCGCACAACAAGCGTTTGAGCATTCGCATCAATAACAAAAGCCACATGATAAGTGTTAAGCAACGAAAGAATAAAGCCCGTATCATAGTTAGTGCTTCCGCTAATAGAAACTATCAAATGCCCATTATTATCCAGATAGGCACCAATCCCATTAGTTAAAGTAGAAACCTTGCCCCATATCCATCGAGGGTGTGATGAATCAGGCGCCCAAGCGATAGGGATGATCCAGCCGCAAATGGTAATTTCTTTAACCGAATCGGTGCTTTTAAAAGGAAAGTTGGTTGAAAGGTTTGCATCGGTTATTTGGAAATAACTTCCAGCGGTAGCCAGATATGCCGCGTCTGCTCCTTCTAAGACGCCAAAAGGATCAGAAACCGGATTGGCAGTTCCAGCCAAACTGAGAGTATTCGCACCATTCCCACCAGCGGCGGGGCTGGAATCCGTGGTCAAGGCCCCGGTTTCAAACCGCCATCTCCCCTGAATATTGGCATTGTAAGTAAATACATTGCCGGGGGACGGGATGCTATATGCTCCTGTATAAGCTCCATTAATAATGGCTCCAACTTCTTCCATAATTAAAAGTCGATTAAATACTACCAGTTCATCAATATCGCCGTCCCAATAGTTACCATCGTTGTCTGTTCCATAGATACCTGAATTTCCTACCTGCCAATCGGCGGTGCAAACCCCAAGGGCTGAACCTGGCGTAGTAATATAATATGAAGTAGCACCTGTTGACGCATTATATAAGTAAAGACGGAATACTTTATTAACTCCATCCAGCATAATGGTAAGATGATACCAGACCCCAGTTGATATTGTGAGGAGGGGGTTTATTGTTGTAGCAGTACTGCCACCATTTCCCCAGGTTATTAGCAATGCTCCCGAATTAATCTCGACATCAAGGCATTTTTTATTACCCACATAATCGTTTTTGGCCCAAACCCTGCGGTAGGACCCATTGCTGGCAGCATATAACCAGCAGCAGACGGTTATTTTCTTAACGGAATCGGTGCTATTTAATGGGAAACCGGAGGTTACAAGCGCGGCATCGTGGATATAGCCATATTGATCGCTGGCGGCCACCAGAGCAAGCGAAGCCGCACCTTCTTTATACTTTGAAGTATCGGCAGCCGGGCTATTGATAAGATTGAGAGTGTTAACCCCAATCGTATCCGTAGCCAAGGCCCCTGACTCAAACCGCCAGAGGGCCTTGCAGGAGGCATCGCCTGAGAAGTTGTTGGCCATTTAATCCCTTACTGCACGCTGACGCTAAACTGGCTGTCCAGGTATTCCACCGTGTCGCCGTTATTAGGAGTCTGACTGATTATCGTCCCGTAGAAAGCCGGGAGGGTATCCAGATAGGCAATCCCGTAAGTACAAGCCCCCCAGGACCCCGTGGGCGGCCCCAGGGTAATGGTGCCATTATTGGCTGCCGCCTCGGGGCTGCCGGAAGCCGCGTGCCAGGAATCTTGAGCCACCTGAGCGTAGCCGTTGCCGGAAGGCTCAGTGATGTTGGTGCCGCTGCCATTGTCCGCCCCATCAACCGGCGTAGTGGTGGACAGGCCGATCTTCACATCGGTCGGCACGGATAAGCTGCCCGCTGCGAACAGCCAGGCCAGGACCGAGTTGGCAAATTTTTGGAACATTCCCCCGGCGTTGATGGTCACTGTGACTTGGCCGCTCGCCACCGAGGGCGTGTTCCCGGAGGCGATGACTTTAGAAGGCGACAGGGCGCCGTAGGCCAGCAGGTTCCCTCCGGTGATCGCATCAAAAATCCCCCAATAAGTCACCGTGGAAGACCCGCCAGTGCAGGCAGGGAAGTTGGCTACGGCGTTCTGAGCGATGGCTTTGGCCGCAGCCGCTCCAAAGGCAATGGCTGGCCTGTTGCCATACCCCGTGTAAGCAGCTTCGGTCCAGCCGGTTCCGTCCGGGCTCGGAGTCGTAGTGCTCAGACCCAGGTAAACGGTGGCGGGCGGCGAGTAGGATGCCGTTTTGAGCACATGATCCAGGATTTTCTTTTCGGTGTAGTTGGTTAGCTGACCCATGATGGTCTCCTTATTATCGTTTTGCCCTTATTTCGATAATAAGAAATTTCTTATTATCGTTTCGCCAGCACCACCGGCACAATCTCTAAATGGTCGAGTGTTTTGAATCCTGTAATTTCCAAGACCAGTTCCCGCCCCTGAACACTCCGGTCCACCTGTGCCACGCTGTCATGCACATCGGCATAATTGGCGCAGCCGTTTGAGGAGACCTTTACCTGGGCGCCCCTGGTCTCGCCGCCGCACCGCACGATCCTTAACCGCTTTTCCCTCTCGCTGCCCATGTTAAAAGGATTCAACCGCACCCCGGCATGAATCTTGGCCCCTGCGTCATCATCCCCTTCCAGCAGCGAGATTCCCGCCGGGCCAGCGCCGTAGTAACGGCCATGCAGTCGGGCGTAGCTATTGAAGTTGAAACCGCTGTAAATCGAAGGTTCATCGCGGCCCCCTGTGAGGGCGTAAGTGTCATAGACCCCAACCTCCGGAGGGCCGGCCCCGCCGCCCAGGGCGCCACCCTCTCCGATGATCTCCAAAATCTGCGGGTCGATGAAAACCCAAGCCCCCCGGCCCCCTGCTTTGGCTGTCGCTTCTTCGTCCGCTCCGGGACGGATAAAGGCAGAAGCTGGCGGTGTAGTGCTGCTCCAAACCCCTGCTCCACCGCCTTGGCCCCCGCCTGTACCGACAATGGGTCCAACCTGCGCTTGAGCGGGAATCACGGATTTCAAGGCAGGGAGAGAAATCAAGACACCGGCCTTGGCTCCCCCCACCCCGATAAGATTCAGAGTTGAGGGAATAATACCGCTAAAAACTCCGGTCCCGCCTCCTTTGGCGCCGCCTCCGCCAACAATAAGGGTGGGTCCAGGCGCAGCTAGCTGGGATGGGAGCACCGACTTCAGCGTGGGAAGTGCGGTTTGCAGTCCGACTTTTGCCCCGCCCAAGCCTATAATTCTTAGGATTGTTGGAATGACGCTGATGAAGATGCTGGCGCCGCCGGCCTTGGCCCCGCCCGTACCGATTCTCTGGGCCGCGGACGGTTTTGCCGGCAGAGTGGAAACGAAGACTCCGACGCCCCCGGCCTTGGCCCCGCCAGCGCCTACCAGAACACCCGGGCGTTTACTGACAAAAATTCCCTGTCCATCAGCCGTGGCCCCGCCGGCGCCGATAATATGAAGCACTGACGGCAAGGTGGAGATAAAAACGCTGCTTCCGCCAGCCTTGGCGCCGCCGGCACCTATAACCACCGCTGGCATTTTGGTGGAGAAGATGCTTTTAGGCCCGCCTCCCTTACCACCACCCTTGCCGATAAGGGCGACACTCAGCCCCCAGCGGGCCCAAATACTGAACCCGTCCGCTACTGCTCCGCCGGTGCCGATGATGTTTAGAATTGGAGGCATTTAAGCTGCCTTGGGCCACATACCTGCGGCTTGGAGTTCGACCTTGGTGTGGGGACGAACAAAAATCTTAAAACCCGGGTTAAATCCCCAGGAATTATCATAAGTTTGAGCAAACAATAGACTTAATATCTTTGATCTTAGAGCGTTTGCCCCCCAGGATTGAGGAGTAAATGAAGATAGAGAAGGGCTATTCTCTAATTCCGGCTGATAAACTGCGGCCTGCACGATGAGATTATCCTGATAGTATTCTGTAACGGTATAATAATCGTCTGTTACGGTTGAAGAATAGAGAGACCATGATCCATACGGATAGGGAAATGGGTAATCCTGATCCCAGCCTGATGGTGGATACTTGGGGGGAGGGTCAGGAGCTGGTCCCCCAATCCGCCATTCTTTAAGTGTACTAACACCATGAACTACGATAAATGGGATCAAATATAAGATGGCCCCGATTGGTACTGTTATACCAAAAAGTTTATAATCTCCTATATCTTTGGTTTCTTTATAAAATACTGCCCACGCATCAGGCGCTGGATCTTGGGTCGGCGGATTGTTGTCGATAATCCAGCCTATATTAAGCACGGAAGGTAAATCTTGAAGTTTATGGATAATACAGGGCCGCAGTAACTTCAAGTCAGCCCCGTCTGGACCTTTCATATTAAGGTTCCAGTTATTCAAATCGCCGTTATCAATATAATCTCCACCATAAATATCCCCAACCTGACCGCCATTAACGAGGGAGGCCATTTGCACCTCACAAGTTTGGCCTTCCCAATCTACATGAAAAAGGGCCTCTCCCAGACGCGGCACCCCGTCGGCAAAGGCGATGACTCTGGCGGGGGTGCCTTCCTGGACCATGACTGCCACTTCATCGCCGCCGCGAAAACTCTGCCAAGCGTTTTCAAAGTACCCCCCATCTTGATTAAAGTCCTGGGCTTTGTGGGCAGGGGTGTCCCAATACTGCGCCTTGGGATGGTAAGAAAGAGGCAGGTAGTCCCCGCCGATGTCCACCTTCACCAGCGGGGCTACCTGGATTGGATCATCTTGAATCTTCTGAAAATCGGTTATGACTCCCTTAACGACCGTCCCCTTTTGGACAAAGGGGAAGTCCGGGAGGTCAAACCTCCAGCTATTCGGATATTTCTCGAAGGTGGTCAGGCCGATGGCCATGGTCACCTCGATTACTGCGTCGCCAGCGAGGGTTCCGGCAAGTAGCTAATAATTTGCCCGGTGGCCGAGATCAGTGTTCCGGTGGCTTGGTTGTCGATACCGAACAGCTTGACCAAGGCGTCGCCGCCATAACTGGTCCCGGTGTTGGTCACCGCGTAGACCGGGTTGCTTGCCGGGGTGACTGTGATGGTGATGGTTAAGGTGTCATCCCCGGAGCCGGAGAGATGAGTCGTGGTCAAACCCGCGGCCGCGGCATACAAAAAGCCGCTATCTCCCGGCACTAGCGCGATGCTGGTAGGATAACCTCCGGGAGCGCTAACACCCAGGACCACAATCTTGGCCCCGAAGGCGCCGGTCTGATTGATGCCCACAATATCGCCCACATTGTAGCCGCTGGTGCCATGGGCATCTATGGCTACCGTGGTGATGATCCCCTTGAGGGTGATGTTCTCTCCGGTCTGAAAGGCGGTGGCCGATTTAGACATGATCTTGATCTTGCCGGCTGCCGCAGCCCCCCAGCTTCCCGACTCGACATCCACCGCGGTCACGATGCCGGTGGCCCCGGAGGTGACGCCCTGAATGGTATCCCCCACCCTGATCTGCTTGGCGCCGCCGGTGAAAGGTATCTGATAGGAAATCAAGGCGCAGCCATAGACCGTCTCGACATCAGCGACATCCGTGGCATTGAAGGTCCAGCCCGGCGGCGCTGCGGCCAAACCATACTGCGCCACCGCCTGGCCCTGGGCGTTCAGGCTGACAAACCATTGGCCCGCGGTCGGGGCAGTTTCGTTGATGATGTTGGAAAGCGGAATCTCCGCATATGCCTCACCCCCGCCTTTGCTGAGTTCCGTTAGAGCAGCAAAAGAGGTGCTGCTGCCAGGAACCACGATGTTTTTGTAAAGTCTCAAAACGGGGGCCTCGCACCGGATGACATCCTTCATCCATTCAATCAGGGCTTCACCAGGTAGCATGATACTCATGGTCGTTCTCCTTAAATTTTGATGTTAAAGGCCACCAGCGATGGCCCCACCACAGCCAATAATGTCTAGTGGAGCTGGAATATAAATCCGACCTCTGGCGAATATGGCGTCGAGGTCCGCCGATCCTTCTCCCTCTGGCGGGCCAAAAAGCGTGGTTAAAATCTGCGGAATGCCTTTGCGCATCCGATAAAGGCTGGCGCCCTGACCCCGGGTGTTAATCCTCAGGCGATGCTCCGTCTTGGTCACACAATGCCCGCTGTGGCTCCCCACCACGAAACCCGTGGGAGACATCCAGGTGGGGGTGGGAGGAAAGCTGTCGGGCCGAGAGATGGTGTAGTGGCCGGAATCCTGTTCTGTCATGGCCAGGGTTCCCGGGATTGCGTCCTGGCCCACCAGGTTCGCTTTCATGGTCTTGGGGTCCCGTCCTTCTAAGTACCAAGTGGAGAACCAAGAGTTCACGAAAAGCCCATCCATTCCCGGCCCGATGAGAGTGAGGTCTTCCAGGAAAGGAAGATAGTTTTTAGGCCGGAACCACTCGAAGAGTCCCGGGTCTGAGTAATACATTCTCTTCCCGCGCAGTCCCCAAATTCGGCCCAGGGCATATACTAGGTGGCTGAACCCCGGGGGCGGCTGTACCATGAAGGATGGGAACGGGTGGAAATCCGGTGCTATTGAGGAAATCAATCCACTCGTAACCCGTGCCCGGAATAGGTCTTTTCCATTCGCCTGTGTCATCCATGCCAATGCTCCTGCCGGCAGGTTGTTAAGCTGAATCCCGTAAGTCCCACCTTCCCAGCGGATTGCCGTCAAGGGACCGTTGCCCCCCAAGCGGTCACCGATCCGGTTTGTGTAACAGAGCTTGTATTCCCCTGGCGGCAGGTCGCCATCCACCAGGCTGATCCGCGGCACCGGCGGCAGCGGCACCCCCCAGGACTCCAATTCCCCGGTTATCAAATTGAGAACTCCGGTCCAGTAGGTATTTGCCATGTAAATCCGGTTGTTGATCTCCGCATAGGAAACTTGGGCCGGCGGGCCAGAAACAGGGCCCAGCTCCTGTGCACCATCTTCTTCAATTTGAAAAAGCGATTGAGGGAAAGCTACCCCTTGGGCCACACAGAGCATGACGCTCAGGCCTGATTCCTGCCCCGCCAGAGAATGGCAGCCAGTCAGAGATTTGGGAGTCCTAAAACCACCACGGCGCACCAGCACCCCGCCGTCGGTCACATCGGCGTTGAGCAGGATGTGGGGAGTCATCTGCCGGTTCTGGTCCAGTAAATTAGCCGGGGACCGGGGTAGGTTATCCATCCCTTTGGAACCCCATATCTCGATAGGTTTTCCTGGTCTAGAAGTAGCCACGGAAGTACCTTCTGCTCGGGCCTATAGGGTCCCGGCCACCATGGCGCCGGGGCTTGTTGTAATTTAGCGCATAGAAATTCAACAGCCCGATTCCTTCGCCGGGAGCACCATTGAGTCCCTTTTTTAATTCGTTTACCCAATATTGCATAGGTTTAAAGTCAAAATCGGTGATCTGATCTACGATGAAGTTGTAATTTAGAATAATGACTTTAGGGTAAATCACCCGCCGCTCATAGCCCGGAGGGATGCAGTCGGACACATCGGCTGGTTTTATCAGGACAGCGGGCTTCTGGTAGTACCAGAGACTCAAGGTTTCAGTCGCCAGAGGATGAATCCCCAAGTAATAATTATCCCCTTGAGCACTCCCTCCCTGCATCGCCACTGCCACTTCCCGAACATGCTCACCAATCGTGGCATGATTCTTGCTATTTAATTCATTAATATGGTTACAAACATGAACATGGTGCGATTCACCACTAGTTGGATTAATGTGCCTGCACTTAAACAGTCTCTTATGAAAACTATCCGGTAGTCCCCAGAGCCATTTAGAAGTATCTACGCCAAGGGAGACAGGATCAACCAAAGCCAGAGGAGGCAAATTGTAATCGGTCGCCACCTCCAGGATGGCGTTGTTGATCCATCGGTTCATAAACTTTCGGTCGCTTCTACTCCTGATGATGGTAGCAAGCTCTTCTTCCATCTCTCCAAGGTTCATAGCTGCTCTCTTTGAGATAAGCGTGCATCAAGGGAAACATCAAGACTCGGATTCCCTGATTGCGCTACATTATCTTCTGTTGGTATTGGGCACCCGCAGTCAGAAAAACGCCATAATCCAGGTCTTACCCGAAAGTAGCCCGTGTTCTCTTTCCCGCATTTAGGACACTTGACCATCAGGCTAGGCTTCCCTATTCTTCGCCATAATCTCCCAGCCTCATTACCGAGGGCGGGATTTGCGTATTGAAGTTAGCCCCGCATTTAGGGCAACGAGTGTCGCCCTCTATGTAAACCTCGGGATCAGGCCGGAATATGATCCCGCACCTCGGGTTGGGGCAATGAACAACCGTCTCATCGCAATCATCCGGCATTGATTACCCCGTAGTGGCCGGTGTCGGGTTCGGAGTTGCCATGGCTTTAGCTGCCTTATTGGCAGCCCTCGTGGCTCGCGCTTTTATCAGTGATTCCGTAGTAAAACCTTTCCCTCTCTTAGGAGAAACCTTTGGGGGAGTAGCCACCAAATCACCCGCTACCCTCGGTTTTCCCGGTGGCGGTGTGGGTCCTTGCCGGTAGATTTCCGGTTTAGCAGCCTTAGCCTCTGCTGCCTCAACTTCGCGCCGCTTATACAAACCGACGATGGCTGCCGATAGAGCCGGACCCGGTTCAAAATAGGCGTAGATGTCCGACTCTTCCGCCGGGCTTCCATCTTCCAATTCCGGGTATCCCTTCCGGTTGAGAACGACCTTTTGAATAACCAGACCCTCGAAGTCAGCACGGTGGGCGAACCACTCCAACATGGCGTCCAGGAGCCACTGCATCTCCGGGATAACCATGGAGCCGCCATCGTGAGCCCGGGTATTGAAAATTTCCCTGATTTCTTCCTCAGATTCAAAGGGAAGAAGATTGCCGTCGCCGTGGCAGTAGGCCCCATTGGGCATGAGAGCGACCTTGCCGCCCATTTGAATCCACTGGCCCTCGGCATCCTGCTTTGCTGAGACCACCCAGACGTTCTCCACTTCGACGCTGCTGCCATCTTGCGTGTACAGCATTTGACCCATAAAATCCCCTTCCTTTTTAGTTGGAATATCCTACTGGCCGATAATCATGGCCAGCAAGGTTGTGGCTGAAACCGCTCCGCTAAATTCTGTCAGAGCACCGGCAGACCCAACTTTAAATATCCGGATCGTGCCATTTGGAGCTACCGGGGTTGCCGTCCGCGGTGTCGGGTCATAGACATACTTGTAGCCGTCCGGCGGGTCCTGGAAAAAAACTCGGATGATCGCATTAAGCATCCCGAAGTCACCAGGAGGCGGCATCGGGATACCATAGGTGTCATACGTCAATGTCGCGTCGCCAAAAACAATGCTTGGGTAAGACTCGTTGAGCATCGACGATGGATTAAAGACCAGTTGCGGGATCAGGATGACACTCACATCCGCAAGAGCAATGGCAGCAGCAGGCATAATAGTTAATCTCCTTTATTGATAAATCTCCATAAATGGATAATAGTTTTCCCAGAAGTGTTCAGACAGGAACATTCTTTTATTATTCCAGGGTTTCTCTGGCCCACAGTAATGAATAATCGCTTTTCCATCTATTTCAGATCGCCTTGCGTTAGTGTTATAAAACCATAGTTGAATATTATATTTGTCCGGTAATTCCTTAATAAGCCCATTCATAACAACATTGATGGTATCCTGGTCTGCCCAAGTTAGTTTTTCTTTATTATGCTTGGCCCACTTAATAATTTTGTCTCCAATACTATGTTCCCGGCATTTTTTAAGATTTACAAGTATTAGACCTGCGTTAAAATATTTACTATCCGAGGGTAATTGTAGTTTTTTAATCAATTCATCAACACGCATTCCGTCTTTTCGTACAATATCTAAAACCATTCCAGCGTAATAGTTATCTATATCTATATCAAACAGTTCCTTAATATTTTCAAGAACTACCGAATCGCTATCCAAATAAATTAATTTATCATAATTAGGAAACATAGAAAACAATTTAAGCCTATAATATGAACTTAATGGAATATGGTAATAAACTGGTAAATCACTAAATTCCTCTTTATTAATAATATTATAATTAATATCGCAATCCTTTATGTATTTCAATCCACTAAACTTATCCTTAACTATTTGCGATAATCCTTCTGTTAGAATATGGAAACTGATCTCCGTATCATCCCCGGCGTTTCTCAAGACCGATGCCATAGCTGTTGCACAATACGGAGCAAAGACTTCATCGGTTATCAAAACTACGGGGATTTCCATTCCTTAATCCATCTTAACTGCCCAAAGAGTATCGGGTCCGGCAACAACCCTGTCCATTCCGAAGAACTCGGTCAGAGCCTGGCGAACCCCAGGACACTCCGGGTGATCCAAGTCGTGGCCGCAGACCAGTTTACGGGTTCGGGGTACCCAAGTCTCCAGATCGGTCAAGACGCTCTGAGGATCATGGGGGCCGTCGATAAAAACCATGTCCACCACAGGCGGCACAATGTCGGTAGCCGCAGCCTCCACGCTCGTCTTCTTGATGACCGTGAGGTGAGGGAAATGACCACAATTTTTAAGAAATTCCTTAAAGAAACTATCGCCTGTCTTGTAGCCGGTGAACTGGAGATCTGCAGCAAACATCCATTCCCCTTGAAAGATAAAAGGATCAACAGCATAGACTTTCCCGTTGCCGCCGTTGCACCCCGAACACAAGGCAAAGGTGCTACGACCCTGCAGACTACCGATTTCCACTACAGACTCCATTTTCTTGGCGGTTTCATGGAGCCAGTAAAGTTCCGCTCGGGTCATGCGGCCCGGGATTGCAACGGCCTGAGCAACAGGATTTCGCGGATAAATAGCCCCATAAATTTCCTTCATAAGACCAGCTACTTTCCATTGGTCAATGACTTTGTGCATCTCGTCAATCTTCTGGTCAACCGGGATAAGGTAGTGGTGCCAGAAGAATCCACCACCATCCGTGTAATTCTTCGCCAGCACATCCTTGATATTGACGAACTTCAGACCATACTTGGCGATATTGCGGCTGAGGATATAATCGTCAATGAGGTGTTGAGGTTCAATGATACCACTCGTCCGTTCAATAACGCTCGGTTGGATGTTGTCGATAGCCTCCGCCAGCGTAAGGTCGTCCACCGGTTTCCAGAGTTCGATGCACAGGTCGCTGGCGAGGGCCAGCCAATTCCCCGAACTGATATGCCGTCCATCCCGATGGAAGAACCTGTCAGTCTTCCATCGGGTGGGGGCAAAGTCAGAACCAAAATGGGCCACAGTATCCCGGGAAAGCAGTAAAGTCAGATCCGGGGTGTCCGGGTGGACCAGAACATCGGAGTCGATATAGATGTTCCAATCGTTCTCCATCTGCTGCGCCAGTTCGTAGACTTGCAGTTTCTCGTAGGTGATGGGCCAGTCGGGAAACCTCCGCTCCCGGATGATGTGAAAATCCGCCCCTATCTTCCGAGCGTAAGCCTGGATCAGGGGATAGGTGAGCGCTGTCATCTCTGGCGAGTAGTCGTTCACGTTGAGCGTGAAGATCGTCTTCTTGACCCGTTTCTGCCACATAAACCGATTACTCCCCAATTACCATAAGGTCCAGAGAAGCGGTAGGAGCTACTGCGCCGGTAGTAAATTCCACCAAAGCACCCACCGCAGCTTCACCGCTCAGAGAGTGGGTATGGGTCCCCATAGCACTGCCAGTAAAGGCGGGAGCTGCGATGGTCAGAACCGTGTTGGCCAAATTGCCGGTGGCGCTGGTGTTCTGGACACCGGAGTCGGCCCCAGCAGCAGCGATGGTAGCATCGCTGGCGTTGACTTTGACCAACGCTGTACCGTTGACGCCAACCGTATCGTTGGCGGCAATGCTGCCTGAACCCTGAATTTTGAGGGTGTGGGCATGGGCATCAATGGTTAAACCCGCTGCCGCCAAATTACCCGTAGGGACCGCCACATTGCCCGCGGGTGTCCCGGCAGAAACCGCAACTACCGCAAGGGACCCAGCCGTGGGCGCCTCATAGATGCGGATGGTGCCGTAGTTCTTGTCGTATTTGTAAACGTAGCCGTCCCCAGGGGGCGGAGTGATGATGATTCTCAGAATTTTTTTGAGAAAGTCGCCCAAGGCCCCCATAGCAGGCAGAGGGACGCCGTGGGCCGGGTAGTACGAAGCCCCATCGCCAAAAGCAATGGTGGGGAAACTTACCTTCGGCTGTCCAGGAGGATTGAAGCACAACTGAGGAATCACCGTAACAATAACATCGGTTGCGGCAAGATAGCCCATAAGTCAACTCCTTTAAAGACCGAGGCTCCGGGATAACCCCCGGAGCCTTGATCGATTAATCGCCGCCAACAACCGCAAGGCGGTTGGTTCCGGTCACGGCGGTCTTCACCGGAGTCCGATTGACCACGAAGGGCATGTCCGCTTCGGATTCCGCCCGGCAGTGCCAGCCAAAGAACGGTTGCAGGGTGCCGGTGCCAGTGGGTTTGGTTATCAATTCGATAGCCACTTGGTCACCCGGCACCATGTCAGCCACACCCCGGATAGCCAACCCCTGGTAGGGGTACACGGCCTCGACTGGCAGGTTATCCACATCGGAAACGTAGTCGAAGCCTACCGCATCGAGGGTTACCAGAGCAATGCTGGCCAGCAGAACTTTGTAGGACTGGTGGAGATGCCCGACATGATGGGCAACCACATCCATGTCGTGAAGGTTGTACCTGGTCAACATATCGTTCAGCATGGTGATGGAGGTTGCCAGGGTGGTGACCGGAGTGGTGCTGGTCAAGGCTTGAGCTGAAGCCCCGGCGCTATCGGTAACAAGGTGAAAAACCGGAGTTCCCTTGGCTTCATCGGTTGCTGCATGTGCCGTGAAGGCAGTGATAAGCAGGTTGATCTGGACCATCATGTCAGTCAGACCGACGACCGGCGTTGATGGAGTTAAGGTTGCAGAAAAGTACGTGGTGTCAGGTAAAAGGTGAATCACAGCGTCAGCCGCGTGAGCGATCATGTTGGCTGACAAGTCGTTGCACAACTTGAGAGCGGTCGGCAGGTCCACGCAGGTCAAACCGTGCGGATAGCGATAGAGTCCCAGGGCGCCCGGGACGGTCAAAGCGAACACGGTGACGGGCATAAATCCCAGCCGATCTACGGTCATCGGCTCTCGGGCAGTTTTGGTGGAGAGGGTAAAAACCCCCAGCGCCTGGCTGCTCAGGTTGATAGCCGCAGCCCCGCCCTGCCCGATGTCGGAGTTGGACCCGTCCACCACATGACGGTCGTAAGTTCCATATACCATGTTAAATTACCTCCTATTACCTCGTCCCTTTACAGGGAGTTGATCTGGATGATTTTGGCCTTGCCCGCATCCGGGCTGTCCCAAACGCTCCCGAACCCGAGGATTCCATACCAGGCTACGGCTTTGGCACGGCCAAAATCGCTTTGGTAGTTGTTGTCCAGACGCAGATGAGGGGCTTGCGCTTCCAGGCGGGCCACTGCCTCATCGCCGAACACCACTCCCTCGCCCAAGTAGGCCGAGGTTCCAGCGGTATTGGAGAAGGCCAGAGGCCGGTTGCAGACCACCCAGCGAATCAATTCGGTGGCGCCCATTTCCCGCTTGAAAACGAAATCGCCTTTGGCCAGGTACTTGTGCCATTCCTGCCAGTAGCGGTCATTCTTCAGGGAGCGGTAGTTTTTGTTGGCGGTGATGCCGACAAACGACTCACCCTCGAAAGGCGGGACGTAAAGGGTGTCCACCAGATAGTCCGAGATCTGGGTGCAATGATCGAAAGTCAGGCCCACGCCAGCTTTGGCCGCGGCGACCCCGCTGGTGGCAAAGGTGCCAGTAGTCAGGCCCGAGGGGGTGAAGATAATCTTGACCGCGGTGCCGTCTTTGAAGGCGGTGGCGGTGGCGCTGTCCAGGGCTTCCTCCATCTGAACCTTGAGCAACTGCTGAAGCTGGTCAGAAGGTTTGAAGACGGAAAGCTGCTCGGCCAGGTTGGTGAACTCCGTCCCTTCGCCGTATTCCACCACGGGAATCTGGCGATTGCCGTAGGCGGGTTTGCGGATCGGAATACGGTTGTTCTCCTGCAAAACCGAAGACGGGCTGTTGGGCAGCCGTTCGATGTGCATAATGTTGATATACTGGCCGGCATTGGCCTTAAATCCGATGCCATAGTCCCGGCCAAACGGGGCCACGATACAGGCGCCCGCGGCGACCTTGCGCAGCTTTTTGCTCAACTGCATATTTTTGTAGATGCCTACTGCGGCATCCCATTCCCAGTTAAAAGGCATGATGCGCCTCCTTTATCATGCAAAGGCGGGCTTGCTAGAGGATTCGTCGCCCTCTGGCTTCTTCAAAATCATCCTTCAGCGAGCCCTCCGTCTCTTGTTGAGGTTGTTTCGGTTTCGGTTTAATCCCGCCTTTCCCCAAAGGCTGATTCTCCTGTTGGGTCTTGCGGGCTAAAGCATGTTTCTCTGCTTCCGAGAGGACTACTTTGCCGGTGCGGGTGCGAACGTAATTGACCATCCACTCCACAGCTTCCGGAGTAGCACCCTTGCCCCTCATTTCTTGAGGCAACTTCTGGCCAGCCACGTCGAAAAGATCATAGTCGGCTGATTCCTGGTCTTCCAGTTTGAGGCCAGCTTTTTTGCCATAGTTCAGGGCATCTTCCCAAGCACGCTCGCCAGCGGTCTTTCTGTCCTCTTCTGCTCTGGCCAACCTGTCGGCTTCTCTATCAGCCTTGATTTTGGCATCAATCCGGCTGTCAATGTCTTCAGGCGCTGCGGGTAGAGGAAACAGCCTTCTCTCGGCCCGGCGAATCGCAAGATTGGCTTTTTCTGTAATTGCCGCCCATTGCTCAAGATAGTCCTCCGCCGTGCGGTCGAGTTCGTTAATATCCGCAGCAGCTTTAGCCCTGATTGCCGTTGCCTGTTTCAGTAAATCCGCCTCTCGCTCTTCCACGCTGGGTTCGGGCGGCTTGACAATTTCCTCTTTTTTCTCCGGGGGCTTGATCTTGAGTTCATCCAGTTCCCGCTGAAGGGCTGCGGCCTCCATCTTGGCCTTGGTCATCTCCTTCTCGGCCTCGGCGTGAGATTTCTCCGCAGTCTCCTGATCTTTGAACCGAAAAGTCGGCTCCTTCTTCTCAGGAGGTTTTTCTTCCTCGCCCTCGCCCTTTTCGGGAGGCTTCTCTTCTTCCCCGGCAACCGGAGTTTCTTCTTTTTCAGGTTCCTCGTTCGGGTGTCCACCCATCAGCATATCGCCGGTGACCTCACGGCGATTATCCAACTCGTCCGCCAGAGTCTCTTCCCCAGGCTTCGGGCCGGTGATGATCTCTTCCTGTAGCGTTGCGCCTGTTGGCATGGTTCTTGCTCCGCTCCACGCCGGTTATCCTTGCGGGCCGGCAGGTTGTTTCTATGCCGAGGGTGTTATCCCGTATGGGGCACCCTAAGTCTCCTTTTCAATAAGGCTGGCCAGTTGCGGTCCTAAGACCCTCATGGCCTGCCGTTCCCTCAAAAGGGGTAATATTTCCAAAATATTACGAATTTCGCCGATAGAAGCCTCCAGGGTCTGGCAAATCCCTTTCGGGTCGGTTGCAGCCAATTCCTCCAACCGAGCGGTATATTGCTTTAAAAAAACTTTCAAGACAGCATTATTCTGGTGGAGAGCCACCGCCATGTCCGAGGCATCCAATAGACTCCGGGTAAACCGCTCCTGAACCTGACCCTTGCGCTGATCCGGCTTAAATTCTACGGGTCGCCCCGTCCTGATGTCAGTCTGCACGCCACCTCGCAACATTTATTGCATCCCTCCCGGCATTTCCGTCGGTTGCGCGGGTGCTCCGCCACCTTCACCCGGTGGTTGCGCCGCTACCGCCCCGGCTTGAGCATCGAACATACCAGCTTGTGCCACATGCCGGTCGCCTTCTGCGCCGACCTCGTGGGCCTCAGCTCCAGCCTTGGCAGCTTCACCAGCTTCTTTCTGCTTCTGCGCCTCAATCTGAGCTTCCTGTTGGGCCTGCTGCTTGGCATCAATCTGTTTGGCCTCTTCTTCGGTTACTACAATGCCCTCATCCTCCAGGTTGGCCCGCTTTTCTATGGCTTTGATAATTCCATAGGGCTTCATATAGACTCCAAAGACCTTACCTAAACCGTTAGGATCACAGAGCGGCAAGACTAATTTACCGATAGTATTGATCACTTCCTGGTTTTGAAGAACCGTAGAGGCTCCACTGATCCTGAAACTCCCACTAGTCAAACTGGGAAGACGAAGGCCGGTAGCGGAGCTATCTCGATACTTGTCAGCCACCTCCGACCCCATCCATTTCGCTAATTCATCATAGGTGAGATTGATCCTGACCGTCTCGTACAGAGCTTCGATGGCACTCAAGGCCCCGTCATCCAAGTTGCCACCCACCAAGCTCATCACGGTATTGGATTGCTGTAGGTTCTGTGCCGACTCCCGAGCGGTTACTTCGGCCCGATAATCCGGGAGGCCCTGCTGGGCGTAGGTCACTGGTCCGCCGGTTTGAAAAGTCTGATCGCCGAATTTGAGATTCGCCAGGATATCACCTGTGATGCTCTTGCGGTCCACCACCCGAATCGCCATATTTCCCTGTTGAGTTCCCCGAACGAGGTAGAGCTTACCAGGGTAGTCGGTCAAGTCCTCGGGGTCCACCATACTGGAAGTGTCAATCTCTTTCTGAGGATTGACCGTCCAGTTGAGGTTGTCGATATACAGGGCAAACAGGTTGCACATGGCGTACCACAGGCTCTTGAGGCCGGTGAGCAGGGAACGGCCATCGTGACGGAGCAGGTGCGGCAGGGGGCTAAAGCTGGTTCCAGGCCAGCGCAGAGTTGGGTAAGGGCTAATCTTGGGGAGTTTAACCACCCGGTCAGCCACTACCCAATAAGTAGAATTGGGTAGAAGCTCTTCGCCCCGTCGGCTAAGGATGGTGCCGTAGAACTCGGAGGTCAGAACCTTGGTGCGAAAGGATGATTGCTGGTAGAGCATATCCCGGCGCCGTTTCAGTTCGCTGGGATCGATATTGGCATCGGCTGAGGGGTTGCCCCATTGCCCGCCAGGCCCACAATCCTGGAGGTTCTGAAGTATCCCGGCTCCCTCCATCTTCTTCAAATCGGAGTAGTCCAGCCATTCTTGGTGAATCCAATACATACCCGACTGGGGCTGACGGCTGAGAGAATCGGGGTCGCGGTGTATCTTCCAGGGTTCGATCAAGTCCCAATAAGGTCCTTGACCAGAGCGCCACATGGGAATCATCTCCATGCTCTGATTTTCCGCCGCCCCCATCTGGGTGGCGTCCAGAAAATTAATCGGGAAGTTGGAGAAGGATTTGGACATCATCAGAGACATCAGTTTGCGAATAAATTCCGCATCGACTTTGTTTTGCTCGTTCTCGATACTTAAAAACTGCGGGTCAAAAGCCTTGCTGATAACCGCCAGGAAAGCCATGACGTAAATATTCGGCTTGGGTAGGATCGCCCGGCTCTGCCACTCCTCCTTGAAGTTGTAATTCAACGGCTCTTTCTCGTTAAAAACATCCCAGCACTCCGCCTGTTCATCCCGAATATCTTTCATGGAATCCCGGGACTCCTTCACACAAGCATTTAGATAGGCGACAAAATGGGCCTCATCCTCCCCGGCGTAAGCCTGGGTGGCTTCCTCTCTTTCCGCCAATTCCTTGTCATCCATCTCTGGCTTGGCGCTCTCCATCTCCAGCTTGTTGCGAGAGCGTTGCACCTCGGCGGTTGGATCTTCAGGAACGGTAATTGCCATGGAGGTCCTTAAAATTTCTTTTTGGTCAGATGCCCCGTGTTGGTCTTCTTCACCGGCAGACCTTTTTCCTTGGTTGCCGCAAAGTCGTGGAGCTGCTCATGGGTCATGCTTTTGGCCATTTCTGCGGAAGCGGAACCCGGCTTTGCCTTGATCTTGCCTTCCTTCACCGCTTCAGCAATACCAGCCGCCTGCCTTTGCTTCTTGCTTTCTGCTGGCATACCGCCTCCTTAATGCTGGGTCATTTGATTACAGACCACACATGGAACACACACAGCATCTATGATGGCTGCCTGGGTTAAGCAGTCCTCATAATGAGGACAATCCCGGCGTTCCGTCAGACGATGCCCTTGAAGAAAGTCTCGGGGAAGTATGCTCGGACTGCGATGTTCATGCCCACCGCAAATTACGCAGCGGCCATTGGGATAAAGTTGCCGGTCAGTAGCGAATAATTGTGCGCCCATTTTCTTGTTTTATTACCTCTCCTAAAGGATTATTCTTGGCGGCAGCCATTGCCGTCCAGAACTCATCGTCACCCACCAGCGAATGGGTCACGCAGGCTGTCTCGCCGTGGTCCAATTTAGCAAGGTCACCATCCCAGCCCTTCTCCGGAAACACCATCTGACCAGTGAGCGTGTTGCGAAACGCCTGGCGCCCAATCTTGTTGCCTTCCCGGTCCTTGCCTTCAAAAGACTGGACTTCAACCCAGCGTTTCCATCCGGGGGTCTCCACCTTGATCGCCATCGGCCTACACGCCTCCCCTGGCAGCCAGTCCAGTTGACCCGTAACTTTTAGCCCGGTTCCGCATCTTGGTGGTCACCTGCTTCATTGCTCCCTTGCTCACCCGTACAATTTGGCTTCCCAGCAGCACACACACGGAATTAGCCCAAGCGTCCATGACATGGCTGATCTCGTCCTTCACGGGTTCTGTTCCCACAATATTGCCCGAGTTGTCGATCTTAAAATGCCAAGCTCCGTTTAAGCCTTTATCCAGCAGATGGTTGCTGGCCGACAAATAAATCATCGGGTCATTGTTCTGGTTGGAATGTACCAGCCAATAATTGAAGCTGCGCTCAATCTCCCGCCAGGTGACAGGTCCACCCTCAAAACGAGGTTTATAGACTCCATGACCGAACTGAGAGAAGAACTTCTCCACATCCTCAGAGGATTTGTGGTTGATGTTTCCCTGGTCGGGGGTCGCCATGGTTCGGTCCCCGCCGATCCGCCAGGACCGCCACTTGTCTTTCCATTTGGGGTTCCCAAGAAGAGGACCAACTTGAGTTTCCAGGAGAGTAGAGATGTCCGAACCCTCCACCCGCACGGTGTCGATATAGACCAAGCGGTTGGATTTGGTTATCTGTCCCAAGACGCAGGTGGGATTGTGCCAGCCATCGCAGAAAGCAAAACATTCTAAACCAGCGGCTGGCTCAATAACGCTGGGGCAAAGATGAATAGCCCGCCGGTAGCCCGGGGCCACGTTCTTGCCTGGCTTAAATTCGGCAAAGCGGCCCTCCACATACCTGGCCCTGGCCGTCTCATCATGGCTAAAGACTCTCCTGGCCATCTGCATGGCTTCTTCATTAAGAACTTGAATCTCAGCATAGGGCACATGAAATACCCGTTTGACGATCAGGGGAGTCTCGGGGTCGATATCAGGTTCCAGGATTAGCCGGCGATAAGTCCAGTGGGTCTCCTCGGCATAATTCATGTCAATCTGGAGCCGACTTGGCCCGCCGCTCCTGCGAGTAGAACGATAAGCGGCATGGTCATAAACCACTTCCGGCACCCCGGCGTTTTGCCGCTCAGTCATGGGGGCTGGATCGTTAATCCAGATCAAGGACCAGGAAGAAGCACCCTGAAGACGCTGAAGGTCGGCGGGGTCGTTGCACCCAAACAGGTCAGCCTCAATCTTCAGCCCCCCAGCGACATCAATCCGCAATTCCTTGTTCTCATTCTTAAAATGGACCTGGCCGGGGGCGACTTCAAAATACTCGAAAAAAGAAGGCACTACAGAAATACGGATGTTCTCTAAGGTGTCCCGGATGATGGCAATGCGGATACTGGTACCGCATTGTTGCTGGTGAGCAAGGATTGCCTGGATAGAGGCAAAAGTCTTATGCGACCCCGGTGGTCCAAACAGGGCATTGATTTGGGCGGTGGAATGAATGTAGGCCAGAGAGGTTGGCCCAAATAACCACTGGACATCTATCATATCTCATTAGTAAGATGATAACTGAATAAAAATCAAGAGGGCTTGACACTTAGCAAAATAGGGGTTAATAATGAGAAAAACAGGAGCCGCAATATGACTAAAGGGACTTGGAATAAAAATGTAAGAGGGTCTGGCAAATGTAGGCCGGTAATGTTCAGGCGGGTGCAAAAAAGAGGAGGGGGGTATTTTATCCGCTTACCTAAACCCTGGTGCGAAAAACGGGGATTTATACAAGGATTAAAGATGGCTTTGTATTTAGACCGGAATGAGATTTTTATCAGGCCGGTGGAGGAGGAATGAGATGGATATCTTAATTAAGCGTGGTCCCGGCGGAGGATCGTGGCTGGATATGGGAACCGGAAAATCCTTGGGGCCAGATTACAGCAGGTTATTTATTTTTGTTTCGATTCCTGATTTAGATATAGCACATGGATTTGAGTTAAATTTTGAGAAGATCAGGAGCCTGCTACCCGAAGAAGAAATCAGGGGTTAGGATTCCACCCCTCCTTCCTCGACTGTTCCCTGAGCGTCAGGGATTTTGGTTCGACACGGCGGTAGGGAATAACCCGGTATTCACAAACAATGCCGCTCTCAGCAGTAAATGGCTGGTATATTTCCTCGACTCTGGCCATGCTTGGCTCAAAGAAAACCTGATCCAGAATAGCAACCCAATCGGTGGGTTCTTCCCCAGGCCGGCAAATGCGTTGCTCAATTAGCCAGACTTCGTTCATTTAACCACCGTCACCTGGCATCGCTTAACCCCGAAAACATGGCATTCGTGCAGAGTGGGGAAGTAAATATCCACCCGATAGTGCTTCCACTTCGGCGGCATTAAGTCGGCAAAGATGAAGGTGCCTACCGTTAGGACCTCTACACGAACCCCAAACCTGTAGTCGTATTTCCCTGAACCGCATTTCAGGCCCAGGTCCTGCGCCAGCTTCCGGCTCAGGGCTATGCAGCCGCCTTTCCTGTGAATCTCGGCTGTCGCTGGCCCCGATGTTGTGTGGCCCTTGAGGCAGTAGGCCGTGCATATTACTGTCGGTGCGGGTTGGCATTGTCCGGTCGCTGGGTAGAAGATTATTGTTAGAAGCACGATTATCCATAACTTCATTCAGGCATTTTAAGGGGTGCCAACCCATCAGGGGTTCTCATGCGATAATTCCTCCAAAGGAATCAGTTTGGCTTTCATAATCTTGTGCTTTACATCGAAAATGGAATCAGTAGGAGTTACTTCAATTCCCTTATGACCCGCATCATTACTTCTTCACCAACTCCTCCACCTTCACCCCCAACGCCACGGCTATCTTCTCCAAAGTCCCCACCCGAGGATCAGCCTGACCCAATTCAAGGTTCTGGATCGCCCGCTCCGATACCCCGGACATCTGCGCCAGCGCTGGTCGGGAGAAGCCCCGGGATTCCCGAAGGGAACGGATGCGGGCGCCAAGGGTGGTCATGTCATATCCTCTATCCCGACTGAGCTATACGGGTGATGTCTTCCTTGCTCTTTATCCTCCATGACTACTACATTATAACACCTTTTATTAAAGATCAAGCAGTTTTGTGCCGGGATGGAATTATTCCCCCTCTTTAAATTTTATCAACTTTCTGGTGACCTCGGCTGCTTCATCGTTCCCAGGATTCCGGTCTGGATGTGAAGCAAAAATCAGAAACTTCAGGTGCCTTTCAATAAATTCCAAGAGGTCTGCTTCTGGTGGAATCTTCCCTAAATATCCCGGATACCGCTGCGCCATGCTGAGTTGATGCTGTAATTGAATTAATTGCTTCTTTTGAGCAATAACCTGGTTCCGTAAATCAAAATTGTCTTTATGAAGGTCGCTGTTTAAATCCTCAAGATGGACAATTGTTCTTTTAAACTTCTCTTTCTCTATGTCTATAGAAGGCGCTTCTAAAATAGAAGAAGATTTATCATTACTTTGTTGCCTTTTAATTTTAAAACCCCAAGCTGTCATGATTTGGAATATATAGGATTTCAGAAAAGGTTGTCAAGCATAATAATACCGGGATGGAAAATGTGAATATTTCTCGGGGGAAACATTGCTACCCAGGGGGGGGTACCTGCCGCTCCCGGGGTTCGCGTTTCCAGGAAGGAAATTTGAGGCGAGTAGAGGCAGCATCAGGGCCGCGATGCCAGGTCAGTAAGGCAGGCCGGGGTTGTATGTCCTTTTCACAAGTGTTAGTTTACATAATGAATGATATTAGACGTTAGCAAATATGCTAAGTAGTTGATATGATTGAGATAGATATAATCAGAAATATTATCAAGTGCGGTGCTATCAAGATATGGTATAGCAAGACTGCGGCTGGCCTGCATTACAACGTCACTTGACTATCTGGATCGGCTTGCCAGGCGATGAGGGCTGAGGGTGATTGTAAGAGGCTGGCTCCTGGAGTAGGGTCTGGCCCGGTGGGGTGATGTTGACTTGCTGGGAGCCCTCAAGGGCCTGAATGATGATCCTAACCCCCTCATTCTGCTGGGTATCCTCCCTGATCATGCGTAAAACCTTGCAGGCCAGCTCATAGGCTCGCAGGCGCACTACATCTGACTTAGACTTTTCGGCTAGAGTCTTAACACCCTTAAGAACGTCAATCTCTCCCAAGCCGACGGCACGACACACTTTCGCCGGATCTGGCCCACTTCCTTCATGCTTTTTATCTTTTATCGAGCTAGCCGCCCTTTGCAGTTTTTCTAACTGTTTTAGCTCTTTATCTTCTTCCTTCTCTGTCTCGTCCTTTGGTCCCCAACGAGCGGCGAGTGCTCTTTCCATCCTCTTTTTACGTTCCTCTGGGGTCAACTTGTTAATGGCACTAAGAACGGCTTGACGGCATTGGGCGCTTTTCTCTTCAGGGGTCATGGTTTGAGATTAACTCGAAAGGCTGGCAAAAGTCAACCTATCTGCAAATGGAGTTTTAGGAGTGCTACCAGGAAGGCAGCGAGCAGGAAGGTGTCTGCTATAATATCAATCATAGTTTTTAAAATAAGGGACTTGCTAGGCTTTTAAAAAACCCAGCAAATTATCAGTGAGGCATCTTGCCAGCACCAAGTCCCTCAGAAAAGCTGACAAGCGGAAACTCCCCGCCGATATACTCAGATGAATCTCCCGATCACTTCCGGCTGCTATGAAAGCCAGATACTATCTGAATCAAGCCTTGAACTGCTTCGGCTACGATTCATCCGCCAATCAGCGTACCGGGGCCGCTCTAAGAGACTGTTTTAAAATACGGGAAGCTGCCCAGTACTTGAGGGCCTGAAATGTGGCCCGACAGCTTCCCGGGGCATCAAAAATCCCTACGCCAGATGCGGCCGCATCGCGGGCAGCGCAGGTCTGGGCTCCGCCAAGGTATCGGGGGCCATAAGCCAACCGCCTTGACATTCCCTTAGTCCCTCCCGCTGGGACCCGATCGGCCATTGCAATATTCTTTCATGCAATCAGGATGTCGAGGACTTGCTTTTTCTGGTAAATATAATTTTCCCGGATCATCATACTCTTTACAAATCCAGCACTTTAGCCAAGAAGCGTTTCCACAGGCTTTCAAAGCTCGCATACGTTGATGCAGTAGCATATGATACTTTCTATCCTGGCAAAGCACAAGCGGCCCACTATTTTTAGTTCCGTTATAATGATGAACTTCGGCTTTTAAGGGAAGAGGTTTGCCAAGGGCTTTCTCGGCAAGTATAATATGTTTCGCTATGTATCCGTCCTTATCCGCCCGTGCATGATCTGGAATAAATACAGATAAATATCCATTTTTTATAGCAATTCCACCGCGCCAGGTTGGGGCATTTTCTCCTTTCCCTACATTATGACCCCAAACATATTTATAATATTGTCCTTTTATTCTCCCTCTGCTATTGTCAGTTTTGGAGATTATATTTGTTTGCTCTCCACAACCGCAAGCGCATAAAGGTATCATTGTTTTTCATCCTCCGCGGACTCTTTAAAAAACGTCCCGAAGCAAACTGGAGCTGCAGCCACAGAATGCCTATCGACCTCGGGATCACAGCCGGGCCTTACCCGGGCCAAGTACCGGTCATTGTTGTTTAACGTGCCAATGAGAACACGGGGGCGCGGTAGTTCACCGCTCCGTCCCACCACCCATTGCCCTCCATCTCGCCAATGGGAGCGAGTTGCAATTTTTGACACACATTTTGGCAAGCTAACTAAATGCATAAACTCAACTTTTTGTTAAATTGGCAATAATTTTGGCAATATGGTCGGGGCGGCAGGCTTCGCTCCTGCGACCTCCGGGTCCCAGGCCCGGCGCTCCGCTGACTGAGCTACACCCCGGTTTATAATGCAAGCTCTGGTTCATCGGCCAATGTTAAAGTAACCGTAGGTACGAAATTAAATTGGCCTACACTCACAATTCTATACATTTTGGTTCCTATCCAAACCTCAATGTCAACATCGCCATTTTTATTAATTACTTTATTTGCTTGTTTAAAACACGACAATACTTCCTTAAAAGTCAATGATTTTTGAGCTACAGAGGCTCGTCTGGTTTCGCCTGTTGTCGTTCGATCATTCATAGTCTTAAATCCATCCCCGCCCCTTTCGAGGCGGGGTAGCAAATAGTTTGGTAGCGGGAGAGGGAATCGAACCCCCACAATCTGGCTTATGAGACCTGACGGCACACCTTGGCTTCCCGCATCGAATCCCATCCGTCAGATGACCCTTCCATCCATAGCCATAGTTTAAATGTGGTTCTCAGAGAATGTCAACCCCCTCTTGTCACTAAACACCCCCAAAAAGGACAAATGTAGTGGACAAATCATCGTTATCATTTTAAATTAAATTTGTTTACATCGCATTTTAAAGGAGAGAATATATGGCTAAACAATTATGTTCTATCTTTGATTGTCAAAAACCAGCTCGTTGCAGATCGTTTTGCATCAATCATTATTACAAATATATGCGCAGCTTAAAACCAAAACCCCACAAACCGAATTGTGAATGGCCAGAGTGCACCACAAAACCCAAGAATCCTCCTTTATGCGCTCAACACCGACTTGTCAAAAGACCCGCTGGCGAACCTCGGGGATGGTATTTAATGGGAGACAGGAATCCTCATTGGAAAGGTGGCATTTTTGAATATAAAAACTACTCCGAACTTAAAAGAAATCGTTTGAAAGTATTGAAGGACTTTAATTATAAATGTATTGAATGCGCTGAATTTACCAATGATGTTCACCATAAAGATGGCTCAAAAACTAATCATAAGCCAAGTAATTTAATCCCTTTATGCCGGAAATGTCATAGAAAGTATAATAAACCAATGATGTCTAAATATCGAAAATTATATGGTTATACATCAACTGAATTAGCGAAACTTCTCAATGTTAATCGCAAAATTATTATAAAGTGGCATAGAGAACAAAAATTAGTTTGCCTCATTTAATCCTACCTGACATAAAATTTGTCCTGATTTGCACCCCCTCCTGAACTATTTTTATATTTCCGAACTATCAAATCCATCTCAGAAAAAAACATAAAGTTTCACAAAAATCAACCTTTGGACGATATTGACATACTTGACAAGCATACCCTGTCGTGCATATACTAATAATCAAGAAAAATAGATAAACCGAATTAAATTCTTTGTCATGGTTCTTGATGTCGGTGCAAGTCCGTAAACTGGTGCTGGTCCAGGCAAGACAAGCGACACACCCAGGGGTAAGGGGCGCAACATTGCAAGATCCAAGGCCACCTTTGATACAAACTGGGCGGTTAAAAGGGTGCGAGTCCCAGTTGGAAGCTGGTCCACCACCAAGAGCCATGATAAACGACTTAATTCAAAAGGAGGATAAAGGGATGGATGCGAAGATTAGGGAAAAAGTTTGGGAAGCGGCGGTCCGCATGGCGGCAACTCAACGCAAAGTGGTGAAGGCTACCAAAGAAGCTAATAAAAAACGCAAAAACGCTGCCAAGGAAAAAGAAACCTAACATATCCCACCTTGACCCTTCGGGGTTGGAATGGGCTTTTTTGCGAGGAAGAAGAAAATGCCTTGGTTTAAAATCCGAGTCAAAGAGTGTTTTCGCTGCGGCCACTCCTGGCCCACAAAGCAGGACCACCCCAAGGTCTGTCCTAAGTGCAAATCGCCTTATTGGGATACTTCACGGCAGGAAAAGAAGGGAAAATAATTTAAGCAAGCAAAATCAAGGAGGGCAAGGCGATGAGCGGATGGAGAAAGTTTGAAAACCACAAAGAGGAAACCAAGGCCGTCAAGAAAGCCCTAGTGAGGGATTATCCTAATATACGGGTTGGACACGGGACCGGGACTGCCTGGGGTTGGTTAGAAATTTATTGCAATATACCTAGACCCGGAACCTGCCGATGCCAGCAAGAAAATGAGGGACGAAAGTTTCCTGAAACCTGCGAAGAATGTCAGATTGAATGGCGCCGCGTTTCTGTTGACCTCGACAAAAGACTCCGAGAAATCACTGGCAGAACCGGGGAATATGGTGGCCGCATCAGCTATAACATCAGCTTCCCGGAAAAGTATCTCAAGGCTGCCAGCAATTAACCCCCACCAGGAGGCCGGGTGGCCGGCCTCCAAGAAAGAGGATGGAGACGATGATAAATTATAGAGTCGGGAACCGGGAATCATGCGGTCACAGGCACCGGAGCATTGCAACTGCGAGGCGTTGCGCCGCCAGTTATTTAAACCGACGCGAAATAGCAAGGGAAGCGCGGGAGATCGGCATTCCCTTCCGCCAATATTACCGGGAAGCTATAGATGCCCAAATTACTGTGGATGACCATGAGAGCTAACCCCCACCCCAATCGCCTCACCACGGAGCTTAGGTGAAGCCACAGGAGGGTTTTAAAGATGAGGAAACAATGGTTTTGGGCTAAGCATTTCCAACCCCAAGAAGGAGCGGGTACTTTGGAATTTATCAATCGCTTCCGTACCCGAGAAGAACGAAATCATTGGGTGCGTTGTGACATGCACCGAGAGAGAGCACGAGGCACCCACCCCGAGGTCCGCCGGATCAAGAGACGGATTGCGGCGGGAGAGACGATAACCTTTCCGGTATCAATCGAGTAAGGAGGCAGGAAGATGGATAAATATTTCGGAGTTTACAAAGGCACAGGTTCCCACCCTTGGTTTGGCGGAGAAGTTTACCGCTCTGGTGAACCTGCTTCAGACGGCCCCGGTTGTTGGGCGGGTGACTGGTTTCGCACTAAAAAAGCAGCGATGGCAGAAGCTCATGCGAGGAAAGCCGCAGACAGCCAATTTAAAGCATCTTTTAAAAATCTGGTTTAACCCACTACCCCGGGAGCCGGGGACCGCAAGCCCTGGCTCTCTTTTTTTATCCCCGCTGCATCCCCCTCTCCCCAAACTCTTCTTGATAGAGCTTGCAGGCATAATTATAAACCTTGTGCCACCACGGAGCGGTCCGGAGATGGATGGTATTAATATAACTCAGCAGAAGTTCTCGCCGAGACATAGCAGCCCCGCTCCAATGGTTTGTGCCAAGGTGCAAAATATAATCAGCTTCCCGCTCAAACCCCCAGTTACCGTCATGTATAGACGACTCGTAATGTTTCCCGTTTAATTTCTGGCGCTGCCGGTTAGCCAGGTTGGCACACCGTTTTTTGTTGTAAATTTGATGGGCATAAATTGTCTCAAATACTTCCTTGCAGACTGGACAGGTTTTCGTCAGCATTCTTCCACCTCTCTAAAAATTCCGTTTCATTTTCATATTTGGAGCACTTGGGGTTATCCGTGTCCCCGTGCAAAAAACAGACGCCCATGCCTGCTACGCCCATTCCTGCAATACAGGTTAACCACTTGCATTGAGGCTTTTTATCCAATGGAATACAGCTCATCATTTCTCCTTTTCCTTTTTAGGCAGATCATTTGCAAGAATCTGCAAAACTATGAAGTAATCCAGCTTGCCTTTACCAATAAAGTTTTTAAGTCGCATAAAAGTCTTATAGCGACAGTAATAAAACCCCCACATAAAGAATCCCGCTGCGCTAATTAGTAAAGCTATATAAAGCATCATATCTTCTTTTCCTTCTCATCCGAAGTTCATTACTCCTTGCCTCAACCTCTTAACCGAAAGGGCGCAATACTCCTCACTAATCTCCACTCCGATAAACTTGCGGCCTAATTCCTTGGCGGCTACTGCAGTTGTCCCTGAACCAAGATAAAAATCCAATATAACATCGGAGCTATGACCCACCAATTTCATAAACCTTGCTGGTAATTCTTTGGGAAATTCCGCGGGATGATTAGTTTCTCGGCCTGAATAATTTATTTTCCAATAGCCGCGTGTCCATTCAACAAATTCCTCTTTCGTGATTTCAGTAACATCGCCCTCTTTCCGTTCTAAATCTTTATAAAAGATATATGCCATGTGGAAATTAGGAATTGTATAAACATTGTCTGCTTTTAGATAACTCCCCCACGCCGTTGGATTAGTTTTGCGATGAGGAATAGTTATCTCACTAAATAATCCCCATTGAGCTTTATATGCTGCATCCTGCCAAATCCAGGATAATGGCAGGTTTCTACCACTTCCACCAATTTCAATACAGAACCTACCCCCTGTTTTGGTTATTCTATTTAAATAAACCATTATAGAATCTGCATGATTTTTATATTCACTAACATTCAATCTATCTTTTGCCCAGCCGTTTCCGTAATCTAAGCCAACATTATAGGGCGGGCTGGTTATGCTTAAATCAATGCAGTTATCAGGGAACTTGGGCAGAATCTCTTGGCAATCACAGTTGAAGATTATGCCAGCATCCTCAATGTGAAATGGCGTGAAGCCGTTAGGGATATAATCATCAGGCCAACTCATCTTAAATCCTCAATAAGCATTTCTAATGATTCTTTTCTAACAAGCATTAAATAATATTTCTCATTGCTGATAAGAATATAGGGTTTGCCCGTTCCTATATCATAAATGCGCCGACTGAAAAAGTGACCATCAATGGTCCCTACCATTTTGTGATAACTGAAAGCCTTATCATAACTAAAGCGCAGATTATCAAACATTACTTTCCTCGCTTAATCCTTTTTAGGCACCCAGGGTCTCCCAGTTAGGACGTCAAATGGTCCGGTTTTATTGTGTTCACCGCACAAATCATCAGAAAGGGTACGCTTAGATTTGATAATGCACCAAGCGTCCCGCTGCTCCGGCATTAAATCCCAGGGTTCGGGCAACCAGTTATCACAAGTCCAGCAGGATTTAGCCATCACATCTCCCCTTCCCGCTCCACCCGCATACCCTTGATAAGGCTCCCTATCTTATTCAAAAAGTCTTTAAATTCTTCGGCATCAGCATCAGCCTTGAAATAAGCCATGGGGTGTAGTTCAGTGCCCTTTAGCCTGTAAAGAAATTTCTGCTTGCGAGTAGAAATTTCTGTAACTCCATATTCCACCACCAGCTTGCCCTCTTTGGTCTCAATGCGAATAGCCATAATTAAGCTCCCTTTGCTGTGTTCTCTAAACCCTGTTTAATCTCCCCCGCCAGGCCCTCGTCCGGTGCCGCGCCGGGACTAACTACCTTGAGTTGGCAGCCATTCCTGATGAGGCGCACAGATTCGCATTGAAGGTATGGCCGGCCTTGAAGCAGCGATGAGAAATGGCCGCACTTGCCGTTAATCAGATGGGGACAGGGTTTCATTTACCACCCTTCCTTTCCATTGCTAATACCTGTTTCTGCCAGTGAAAATCTTGCGCCTTGGATTAACTTATATTTTAAAACAAGGCCATTCGGGTTATACCCGGGCATGGCGAAGACCTTCACATCATCTATCTTGGCCTCATTGACTACTCCTTTAATCGGGTCCTTTTTCCTAGATAGCGCCAAATGCAGCCTACATTTTTCCCTAGTAAACATACCTCCTCGGCCTGATTCCGCTCCCGTATCTTTCTGGATAGCTATAAAACATATCCCTTTATTTAATTTATCGAATACCCCACAAATATCCGAAGCGATAGTCCAAAATTGATCGTATTTTTCCAAATAATCAATTACGTTTATAGAATCAGGCTCTATCAGGTCAGCAAAATTATCTCTTCTTGCCCTAAAATTGACTACCGTCCATTCTTCTATCGGCAATTCAAATCTCTCTAAACGGTTACGTAATTCTTCTGGTCCCATTTCGCTTGATAAATAATTTACAGGGAATCTTGTTTTATTCATCCGTGTCATATCTAAACAAAATGAGGTTTTGCCTATCCCTTTCTCCCCTGCAATTATTACAATATTAGAGGGAAACAGTCTTACATATTTATCAATCTCCAACGGCAATTTGAGGTCCAGCCAGTTGGAAGGATCGGCATGAAGAAAATCTATTTTATTTACATTAGTTTCCTTAATCCGGTAATGACCACGTTTGCCAGGAATTTTGTCAATTAAATCTTCTTTTTCAGCGCGGCCAAGAGCCATAAGAACCGTCTTTTTATCCCCAGGCGCAATAATCGCCAAATCGTTATAAATCTGCCGCACTTCAAATTGTCCAGGCGATATTTTAATCCAGTCTCTAACCTTCGCGGTTAGATTGCCGCTTTTACAGCCTGCTCCGGCTGACAACTCCGCTAATTTTTCCTGAGCCTTTATAATTAATTCATCGGGTTTCCGCCCTTCATGGCAGGCGTGATATATTTTGCTGCTAATCTCGGCTAATCGCCTTAATGTAGATTTTTCATGTACTATATTGACAAAGTGGGAAAGATTAGCGGCATGACCAACCTCTTCTGAGAGCTTCACCAAAAAATCCATGCCTCCAGCTTCGACTAATTTCCCTGATTCGGTTAAGGCCACGCATACAGATCGGTAATCAATGGGTGCCCCGGATTCTTCTAAATCGGTCATGGCTTTGAATATCAGTTGATGATTGGAATAATAAAAATCCTCTGCTCTGATTTTTTCTAGTACCTCTGCAATTTTTTGGGGGTCTATAAGCAGACTACCCAACACGGTTTGTTCAGCTTCTTTAGATTCTATGGGCTTTTGCTGGGTTTTTACCATTATAAAGTCCTTGGTTTTGCCTTTATCGCTTTTGCATTTAAAATATATTAACTGCGTGGATTAACCGTGCGGTTAACCGCGTGCGCGCGCCCGGTTATATAATTGCACCGAGTATGCCAAACCTAGATGGTAACAAGTTATCCGCGACATGGTAACAAATGGTCAAAACCCGGTAATCTCGGTAACAAATTTGTCATTTAGTAAAAATGGGTAATCTTAACTAATTTTGATAACATTGGTAAATTATGGTAAATTATCATAGAACTCTTGAGCCAGCCGGGCTAGTTCGTTGAAGGTTTCCGGGTTAATGATGTTGACATGATATTCCCAGCAGCCTTGATATTTGACGCCGGGCATGGTGGGCCAGAGGCCAGTGTTTCTCTTGAATAGTTTCATACCCCGGATAACCAGCCAAGGCGGTTCGCCAAACTCCGCTGAAAAGTCGGCGCGCAGATCACCCGGGCCGTTAAGTTTTTTCATGCTCAGGATTTTCATTGAATTGGATTTTCTGGAATCCTTCAATCATTTCAGAAATGGGCAGGATAACCGAAGCCAGCATTTCATCGCCCTTAAAAATTGCCAGCATAGTTTGTTCATATCCAAGACAAGTACCGGCCTTGCAGAATTTAACCTTCCGCCCTGCCTCGCCAAGAATTTCAATGACCATTGGTATCTCCTTTAAGCCTCACCAGCTTCTTCCCTTTGCATTCCAGACATTGGTAGTTGTTGAAATAAAGCGCCGCATTCGAGGCCACCGACCTTTTAAACCTAAGCGCCGCCAGCCGCGCCTTGCAGGGATGGCGCAGGGTGCGGACCTGGAGGATCGGGCAAAACCATTTATAGGCTAAATCTTGGGTCATAGCTAAGAAATTTATTAGCTTTCAAAGAAAACCAGCGCCCAACAATGGGGCCGAAAAGTCCAATCACCCAAGGGTTTGGATGGACTTTTGCTTTTGATAAATACATCATACCCCTGCCCATACCATGTGAATAACTATCGTTTTCCAAAATATTACAGACATCGCCTTTAAGCCATAACTCGTATTTCCCTTTTCTTAGTATTGTGAATTGTCCTCCCGTATTCACAGCCGTAAGTTTTTCCCATCTATAAGCAATGGCCAATTCAATTAACTCTTTTTGTGTCATCTCAGTTCTCCCTCATCATCGCGCCGTAATGGGCCAGAACCTTCCCGAATTGCTTCTCGCTCATGGCCACATAGGCCGGCGAGAGACACTAAATTTGAACTAGAGACCCTTGACCTCTTTCAGGATGCGGGGCAAATATGGTCAAGTCAAAGTGCTGTTGCGAAATAGCCTGAATAAAACTAAAAAGCCTATTCTTAGTCCACAACGGAAAAGCAGAATCAAGAGAATCCGCCTTTACCATGATAGCATGAGCCAACTTGTTCAGAGTGCCAGCTCGGCCATAGTGAAACTTCTTCCCGCAGTGATGGGCCAGTTGACACCAATACCCAGCATATCTCTTGTATTCGTCGGTCCCGCCCAAAAAGATACCTGCAAACTGGTCAATCACCTCCATAACCGCCACGACTTCCATTCCGTCCTGCACTGCTAGATACCAAGGCCATTCCGGGAGTTGATAAAACCATTTCATCGAGAACTCAAGCGACTTCATGCCCCCCGCCACAATGTCAGGGCAAACAGCAAGATAAGGCCGCTTATATTTTCCAACTGCCTTTTGTAAACGGTTGACAAAGGTTTTCTCGTCAAAACCCCCTGGCAGGTCTTTGAAACCCCAAGCCCCGTTGTCAAAACCCCACGGTTCCCCCTCATAAAGGTCAGGCCAGTTCTGCGCCACCATACGACCCATGCCTGTTTCTTGGCAGATGCGTTTAATTCTTTTTTCAGAGGTATCCCCAATTAAAATCTGCATCAGGTCAACCCCTTTTTTCCATGGGAACCGTTGTGGGAGCCTAAACCGAAAACCGCGCCACTTTCTGTCGTTTGCAGACAGCAAGGGCACGTCAACCATGCGTCGTTAAAGGGGTTTAGGGATGGAGGGACTGCCTTGGGAGACGGACCTCTTGCACTATTCATCGACTTTTCCTGACTTCAAGGGAATTTTCATGGGAGCCTGCTCCGTTTTTTGGTAAATTTAAATGTCGGGGCGTAGCGCAGTCTGGAAGCGCGCCTGGCCTGGGACCAGGAAGTCGGCGGTCCGAATCCGCCCGCCCCGACCATCTATATATGCGTCCAATATTTGCGATGAATAATCCCGCTAATATGTTCTGGATAAACAGAAAACATTTCCGCAAGTCTTTTGTTGGCAATTCCATTAGCCGCCATTTCTCTGATTTGGATAACTTGAGATTCGTTAAGTTTGGCCCGAGGGTTTTTACTTCCGGCCAAAACAGTTCCATGAATTATCGTATCTTGGGCATTATTACGCCTTGTATCCCATCGTAGGTTTGTTAAATTATTGTTGGCAGGATTGCCGTCATTGTGACAGGTTTCCATGCCCAAAGGACAAGGACTAACAAAGGCGATCAGTACTAACCTATGAATAAAAATTCGATAGGTTTTTCCATCTTTTCGTAAATACAAAGCTAATCGGTTAAAACGATCAGGATGAGGTTTTAAGATTTTCTGCGCGGTCGTGCTAATATAGGTTCCTAAGTTTCTTCCCCTGGATTTTAAGTAAGACCTAACCCGTCCCTGGTCCGAAACCTCATATCCAGGAAATCCAGAAATTGCTTTCCAATTTTCGCCAAGTCTGCTAAATTGAGAATCACTCATGGCCGAACCTCCTTGCAGGTTGGTTGTGGGGAGAGCCGGGGGCGGTGTTAGCGCACCCCCTCGGCTCGTCAATCTTAATACTGAATTTTCTCTAGTAATTCTATCGCATCTTGCATCCCTTTGTCCATACTTTTTATATATATTTCGGTGGTTTGAAGACTCTTGTGACGCAATAATTTGGATATTACTATTGTGCTTACCTTCTTTGAATCGTGGAGTAAAGAAGCTACATATGCGCGAATGGAATGAAAATTGAAATATCTTATCCCCGCCCTCCGGCAAAGGGTGCGCATCAACTTGGGGCGTCTCATATACCGAGTCCGTGTCTTCTCGTTGTAGAATACCCACTCCGCTTGCTCTCGTGCCCGCCACAGGCCCCAGAGGGTGTCGTATAGCACCTGATTCATGGGTAGCGTATCGGCAGCCCAGGCCCCATCCCTGCGCTTCCTGGTCCATAGTCGCACCGTGCGCTCCTGGAAATTCACATCCTCCCAGCGGAGCCTCAGCGCCTCGTCTATTCGGGCCAGGGTGTGATAGAGGACGAGGATTAATGGCCGGTCCTCCCCTGCCGCCAGCAGGAGGCGGCGCATCTCATCAGGCGTGGGTATTTGCCGGATGAACTGAGGCTCCGGCATCTTCTCCAGGAAGAAACACGGATTTTGCTCAATCTTTTGCCTTTTCCATGCCCAAACCAGCAGCGCACAGAGATCTTTTCTATGCCGGTTATAATTGACATTAGTTCGCCGAGATCGTAGATAAATCTCCAGCACAGACACCGAGATCCGGGAGAGGGGTAAATCTCCCATGACCCTAATGAATTCTTTAAAGACATAGGATTTATACTTGTAAGTCTTTGGAGCAAATCTTCTAATTCCGTAGTCGAGGTATTCATTTGCGAGGTCCTCGAAGCCCATGCCGGTTCGGGTCTTGGCCGTCACCGCTTTTTTTAACTCGGCCTTGTGCACCGCTTCGGCAGCTCTAGCCTGGGCCTTGGTACGAAACCAGGCTTTGTTGAATTTTTTGCCCTGGTACTGGAATCGATACCGCCAGCCCTTCTTCTCGCGCCAGCATGGCATTGAAAATTACCTCCGCCCGAAATCGTAAACAGCGCAGGCCAAGAGGGTAGAAGCCCCCGAGTACCCGCGCCTTTCGGTATATAGAACGTGGAGATAATTTCAAGAGCAAAGCCGCCTCCTTGACGGTTAGCAGCGGTGGGGTGGGGTTATCCCCCATTATTTCTCTCAACTTCTTTCCGTAGAATATCCAGAGACTCAGCCGTCATCCCAAACCGAGCGCAAATCCGTTTTAGGGCCTGGCGCACATTCTCGGGTCGCTGCTTCATCGCTTCATCCAGGTAAATCCCCAACTATTTCGAGTTGGGTATCTGGGGCTTGGTGCGAAGGATGTGACAGCCGATAGTGTTGGCGGATAGCTTGGTGCGCTCAAGAATGCGGGTGAGATCCACGCCATGCAGGAGGTCCCGGCATAAATCGGAGATAAAATCATCCCAATCAAATTCAGCCATCAGCCTTTTTCTCCGTGGCAAGGGGAAGGGGGTTTTGCCAAAATAGGCCGGGAAACCCTTGATATTGCTGCTTCTGCATTTTTGGCAACCGCTGAAATATTTTGGCAGACGGATGAAAAATAGTTTGTGAAAATGTTAGGCACAGTCAGGCGAACTTTCTTCCAGGTCAGGGCATAAGTTGACCAAAGGAACCAAGCAGCCAGTAGCTTTATGAATTATCCGGGCGGTTGCCGGCTTAAAATAGCCCTTCCCCCTAAGGTGGCGATGGATACAGGAGGCCGGGACACCATTCATTTTCGCCCACGGGGTGTAGTGGATGCCTTGCTCGGTGAAAAATTCTCTGAGGGTCATAAAACGATGATTAGCACAAGCGAATCGGATTTGCAAGACATATTTTCGCCCATGCGAATAAATCCCATGATAGGAGATAGCATGAACACTCCAAGGGAAATTGAGGCGGCCGCTTGGAAATTTTTTAAGGAAGTGATTTCCGGAATGGAGAAGCGGCCCGCCAAATTCAAGAGCGACAAAGATATGGCTGCGGCGGCAGGGGTTCTTGAGACAACCTTCAACGAATATAAATCAGGGGCAAAAGGCCATAAGCAGCCGAGTTTCATCACCATCTATAAACTCGCCCATGTCATCAGGGGCGAGAAGCCTTGCAGCCTGGATACCGAAAATTTAGGCTTCTCTCGCTGGCAGGAAGCTATCAAGAAAGATCGCCACAACCTCATAGATAAATTAATTTCCCTCATTCTGGCCGATAGCGATATCGAACCTCTCGCCGCAAGCCTCCAGGTTTATCACCAAAGGCTCTTTTCCCCCCTCGAAGCTACTAGCGAAAATCCTTAAATTCAGACCTAAACTGCACTAATCCCCGCTCCCGAGTTTCTCCCTAAAAAAAATTCGTTCATGCGAAAAAAAACCTTGCAAATGAAATTCGCCTGTGCTAATAGATAATCATGGAAGCGATTGAGGGTTCTCGGGTGTTTTTCCAGGAAGCCGACCAAATTTATCGTCGGTGTTCCCGGTGAAAAGGGATCAAGCCGACAACTGAGTTTTATGACAATCCGTTAATGGCCGGTGGTAAAGGAGCATATTGTAAATCTTGTGGCCGTCGATATCAAGTAGAACATAAATCTAAAAACCCCGATCTACAGAAAAAGCAAAGAACCTATTTTAATAATTATTATCAAACCCGCAATACAGAGATTCAGATTGAAAGACGGAAGAAACGGGAAGCTAATCACTTATTAAAGAAATTACAAGATAAAGCATGGCTTGAATTTAAAAACGCTCTTAGGACCGGTCTGGTTAAAGGTCCGCCTCTTTTATGTAACGGATGCTGGGATGTTTTCAAAATAGGACAGCAATATGAATCACACCATCCCAATTATAACGAACCTTTAATAGTAATTTGGCTTTGTAAGTCCTGTCATCGGCGGCTTCATCGGTATGGCCTTGACGGGAGATTTAAATAAGCCCATAGGCGCTGCCCCCACGAGCAAGCACCATCAGGCGACGAGGGCGGGCTGAAGAACCGCAGGGATAGGGACGTGTATCCAATCGTGATTGTCTGCGGAGGCGGGGCAAGTTTCGGCAAATTGAACAGCTACGGCGAGGCGATGGGGCGGCCCGGCGCAACCGGGATGCTGAATCGAGAGGAACATGTCTCAGGTAGGCATAAATGATTCTGTGGTGAATGGCCGATGGCGAGCGGTCAATGCCAAGGATAATAGCCGGTATCGAATCCGGCCCCCAAAATCTTGCCGTGGCTTGTTGAGCCTGCGGGAACTAACAAGGAGGATGGTGATTTGACAAAGTGTTTCAAGACGTTGCCGAGTAAAAAAGGTTTCAAAATTTGCTGTCATTGCCAACAAGAGAAACCCTTATCGGAATTTGATATTGAAAAAGCAAAAAGTGATGGCCATAAAGGCCGCTGTAAACTCTGTGCTTCCATATATAGAAAAGCCCATTATATCAGTGCACTTTCAGTTGCTAAAACAAAGAAATGGCGACAAGCTCATTACAGTAAATCTCTTGATTATATGCTTCAATATCGGACTAAATTAAAGACTCAAATTGTTGCTGGTTATGGGGGCAAATGCACTTGTTGTGGTGAATCTGAAATAACCTTTTTAACATTAGAACATTTAAACAATGATGGCGATGAACATCGGAAACAATATGGCGGTGGTTCAGGGGTATATAGAAATGTAATCCGCAGAAGTTTCCCAAAAGAATACACTATTTTGTGTTATAATTGTAACTTGGCAAAGAGAGGAGGTAAACAATGTCCGCATCAAATGAACAAGTAATTATTCGCCAACAAGCCATAATCACGAAGCTCGTGGAGGCGCTTGTCCGCCTCATTGGGGATGCCGAGGATTTCACCGATGGCCTGACCTGTATGGGCTGCGTTGGCACAATGGGCGAGGATGAAGACGGCAATCACACCGAGATTGAGCATGAAGCCGATTGCTCACTAATCCAAGCCAGGGTCGCCTTGGCGCGGCCCGAGGGGAGGAGTAATTATGGGCAAAGAAATCCTCTGGAAAGGCGAAAAGGATCACAATATCGTTTTATCTCGTCCTTGCCCCTGCGGGTGCGACCGGCGGTATGGAAATCACGGAGTCGGATATTTAACCGGCTCCCTGAACGATGGGGAAGGATTCACTATCTGGATCAGAAAAGAGGCAATGTACGAGCGGCTGAGGTTTTTCTACTGCGAGTTGAATCACATAAACTGCATAGAAGGGAAATAGCCATGGGCAAACTCATCTACCTCCCCAAGCCCCCCTACCGGGAAATCACGTCAGAGGACATTATACGGCTTTGCCAACGCCTGGCGGTCCGTGAGCCGATGGCACCGGAACCCTACTGGCGAGCTAAGGAAGTCGTAAGGGGCGTGGTGGCGGGGTTGGTGGTCGTTGGGGTGGGGTTTGTGATTTGGATGCTGACGAATTAGGGACGAGGCTTCAAGAAAGCGCACCCCCTAATAGGGGTCGCCCGGCACCTCAGTGAAGCCGGGCATGATTTCAAGTTTGTGCTGAGGGGCGACGGCTTTTAGAGGCCGGGGTGGGAAGGGAAGCAACATTGGCTCGCCCAAGGCGCATTATAAAGAAGGACCGCTAACCACATGACCGGGGCTGGCGAGAGCTGGCCCCAAAGGAGGATGAAATGTTCTGCCCTTTAAAATTTTCTCAATATCCCCCTAGCAGAAGCCCGGCATTAACTGATAGCCCCCAGTGCGAAAAAGAAAAATGTGCCTGGTGGGAAAAGTGGGGTGAGAAACCGGAGCATGAATCTTGCGCCATTCTATCCATCGCCAAAACCTTGAGCGATTTTCAAAATGATGGGGTAGTAATGAAAAATCAGTATTAAGGAGACTAAGATGCCCGTAACTATCAAAGACCTTGAAGATTGCATAGCCGAAGCTGTGAGGTTCATCGGTGCGGCACATAAAGCCCTGAGTGCTCAAAAAAAGGAAGAAGAAGCCGGCAAATACAACGCCGCTGCCATCAGGGCCTCGATGGATTTGACTCGTTGCTTGGCGCGACTCCGTAAGTATTAAGGGAGAATAGGATGAAAGAACTTGAAGAAAATGTGGTAAGTCGCTTTAGCACAGACCCCGATATTTTTACAAAAGCAGATTTTCAGATGGAGCAATCCGGACGCCAGGAAGAATTCGTAAAGCTTCATGGAGACGGTTTTGCGCACCTGCGGGTGGAGTATCCGACACTCTGGCTGGATAAACTTCACGAGGCATTGGTGAAAGACAAGTCTCCCATTATCCCTGTGCGGCGAATCGTGCCCAAGAGAAGGATACCATGATGAACTACACAAATTGGGTTATTGACTGGATCATGCGTATGGGCCGAAAACATGGGGGAACCGTTCACGGCAAGGATGGCAAATCGTATGACTGGGGCCAAGCTCTTGCCCGTGAATGCTACGGTCCAGAATGGATCAAATTAGTACCTGATGATCCTACTTCTTCTGATGTTGACAGAGCTAAAGCATGGGAAGAAGGAAAATGGCCTGAATGGGTTGAACAATAAGGGAGAGAAGCAAATGGATCATCATCTATTTTACGAATACCCTGAATTAAGCCAAGGAGGAGAAGATGAACATATTATCCGATTATCCGATCAACAAGCGGCCCGTATTCAAAATGAACTTTACGCTTATGCCTGTGAATTACGTCGTCCTTGCCACCTGCTTAAACCCCGCATCTTCATTGATGGTGATATGTGGTGTGCTTTGTATGGCGAAAATCTCCAAGACGGCGTAGCGGGGTTTGGGAAGTCCCCGGAGTTAGCCTATTGGGACTTTGATAAAAAATGGTGCGAAAAACTATCAGAATCACCAGGTTACATAACGACCAAAATCTGTCCTGCATGTGGCTGGAACTTGCCGAGTGATACTATTAGTCATAAGTGCATCAGCAAGAACGGGGGTGCTTTAGGATGAACCCCCACTTATTCTATGAATACCCTGAATTAAGCCAAGGAGGAGAAGATGAACGAACCCCGAGAGTTAGAAATTGTGGAGAAGAGCTTGAGCCTCCCGGAAATGGACATTGCGACCGCCGTGGAGAGGTTCAAAATGCTGGGGCAATTCGTGAAGGAGATCATGCGGCCTGGGACTGATTACGGAGTAATACCAGGAACCGGAAAGCGCAAAATCATGTTACCGGGTGGCGAAGTAGAAGTACCCATGTGGACCCTTTTGAAGCCAGGAGCCGAGAAACTTTGCACCTTTTTTGGTTTGACCAAAGAGGAACAAATTCTCGCCAGGGAAATGGACTGGACTGGCAAAGACCATGGAGGGGAAGCCTTCTTCTACTTCCATTACTTAATTCGCCTATCCCGCAATGGCCGGTTAGTGGCCGAAGCCGATGGTAGTGCAAACTCCTGGGAAACCAAACACCGTTATCGCCAGGGTGAGTATAAATGCCCCAAGTGCCACCAAGAAGCTATTCGCCGGAACAAAGAGGAAAAAGGTGGAGGGTGGTATTGCTGGTCTAAACTCGGCGGATGCGGCACACAATTCCTAAAAGGCTCTGCTGAGATTGAAAAACAGGATGTCGGGAAAAAGAAGAACCCGGACCCCGCCGATTTGGTGAACACGATTCAGAAGATGGCCTACAAGCGGGCGCTAGTGGCGACGACTCTTGTGGCTGTCAACGCCTCCGAATATTTTAACCAGGACATCGAAGACCTGCCCGATATGAACCACGCCCCACCTACTTCTCCCGCCTCGGCTTCACCTGATGCCCCAGGAGGCACGAAAAAAGAAAAGACAGAGGATGATAAGGGGGGTACTGCGAGTCCAGAAGATCAGAGACCGGACATCAAAGAACTTTTGGATACTCTTAAGAACAAGGGATGGCCTGTGGCAAAATTGGTGGTGAAGTTCGGCAAGAACCGGGATAAGTGGGGATCGGAGGAACTGAAAAAGCTGGCTGATCTCGCAACAGAATAGGGACACAAGTTATGCCAAGTCATGCATGACCTTATTCACCAGAAAGATAAACAGCAAGGAAGGAGGATTTGATATGAGCAAGCAATCTGACGCGAAGGCGAAGCAAGGTTACAATCCTAAACCCCTGGCCCGATGCTGCCGGACCTGCGGGAATTTGGTGAGGAAGATGCACCCTATATATAAGAGTTACGAAATGAGCCGACCCTGCGGTATCGGAGGCTTCGCGGTGAAGGCGCAAGGGGTATGTGACCTCTGGGAGATAAAAATTGAGCCTCGTGCTGACTCAGACGACGACGGCGAACCCGATTAAACAGTTAGGCCAGCGCAGTACTCCTCCTTCGAGGGCGCCTGACCTCGTTAACGCCAGGCTGGTCTTCGGTGTTCCCCACCACCCGGAGATCGTAGGGGCCGGTTGCGCTGGCCTTGTGCCTTTCTGCCGGTCCTAAGCCTCTGGCACCCAGGCCCTAAGTGCCCCCGGGAGAGTTGGGGCACAAACTCTTAATTAAGAAGCTGGTGATGTCTAATGTTATTATGTAATCATTATCCTCATAAGGTATCTATTGAGGAAGTTGAAAAAGCTCAAGCCATGGCAGGGATAGATGGACAACAGTCTTTCCAGGTAGCTCCGGTATGGTCAAGCATAAATCCTAAATTAGAAGCTCTTATAAGAGGCTGGAAGTGGTACTGTTTTATCCCAACGGACGGGCCAGCCTGTTATTGGAGTCCAAACTTGGCACCAAGACGGGTAAACCGATGAACTGCATCATCTGTGAAGGGCAAGGAGACGCAATGGAAAAGTGGCATGATATTACTACTGCACCTTTCGACAAACCAATTCTTCTATATTTCCAGGATTTAACGGTGATAACGCCGCAGTATCGTATAGGCGTTGGGACAAAGATTAGAAACTATTGGTTTGGTTGGCCGGTAATCAGAAGAATTACACCCACAGAGCCTACCCATTGGCAACCTCTTCCGAAGCCGCCACAAACAGAAGTTCCTAAGGGGCACGAGCCGGACCCGCGGATGTGCAGGAATAAGTTTTAAAGAATTGAAATTGAAACCTTCATTCTATTGTCGGCGCTGCGGTGCTGAATCGTACGGAAAATCAGGACTCAAATACAGAAAGATATTCCCAATGGAATCGTGGATGTTGGAAGGCCCTGATGCTCTCGATGATGGAATCATTGGAGTTGTTAAAGTGCTTCGAGAGGCCGGAATTGATACATTTGATTCCTGCCAGGGTGGCCCTAGCCATGCTAGTGAACGACCGGTAGTCTGGTTCAAAGGCAATGAAAGTGAAGGCTTTCGGGCAGAGGAAATTGCTACTGCTGCTGGTTATCAGGTTTTTCACATAAGCCGCTTCTGGTACACCCGGCAGGGCGAGAGGTTCGGTCCTTATTGGGAGATTGCTTTCGTACGAGGCGCTGCCCATAGAGGGGTCCGGGAGGAATAAATTTTTAAAGGAGTAAAATGCGAAAAGTAACCGCTAAGGGCCACCTTAAAACTAGTACCATGAATAAAACTGAAGCTGCCTATGCCAACCGTCTTGAGCTTCTGTTGCGGACCGGCGAAGTGCTGTGGTATAAGTTTGAGGGGGTCCGATTGCGGTTGGCAGATGATTCGTATTTTAAACCGGATTTCGCGGTAATGGTCAAAGACGGCACTTTGGAGATTCACGAAGTCAAAGGATTCTGGCGGGAAGCGGCTAAAGTGAGAATCCGGGTAGCAGCCGACATCTATCCTTTTCGCTTCTTAGCGGTGAAGGCCGAAAAGGGCGGCTGGGAAGTAGAAATATTTTAAGGAGGCAACATGAGCAAAGAAATTAGTGAAACCGAGCGGGCGGCTATGGCTGCTTTGGGGGTATCTTTAGACCAGACCGATGCGGTATTAGCTGAACTTGTCGAAGCTATTGCAAGAGCTACTGCTGCCGAATCCCAACTTGCCGCCCGAGCTGAGGTGCTACTGGAGGCGATAGCCATCTTTAAAGAAATGGCAGGGGATGATTTAGAGCATATCGGGGTTTGGTATAAAAAGGAAGTCCAAGCCTTCATGGACCGGGACGAGATTAACAAGTTGCGCAAGGAGAGGGAGTGATGCCATCTATATTGTATAGAATTACTGGTATTTTGTTTATATTGTTGGGACTATCTCATTGGTTTGTGTTAGCCCCACAACAGGATAGAAATAATAAGCTCACGAAAGAATTATATGATTTACAGAAAAAGATAGATGTCTATAAATCTACACCATAACTCCCAGGATAGGAGGTGTGAGGAATGAGGCACGACAAAGACTGCCCCTGCGAACCCTGCAAGGCAGAGAGGAAGTCGCCGCTTTACTCCGGGATGGCATTGGAGATTAAGGGCCTCCAAAGCCAACTTGCCACCCAGGGGGAATGGCAAAAAGCGGCAAGAGGACTGTTATGGATGTGTAAAATAAGATTACGTAATACCGATCCAGGCCATATGGTCACTCAGACACAAAATCTGATCTCTGCTCTTGAAGCCTTCCTCGCCCCGACTACTCCCGCCGATGCTGAGGCTGGGCAAGTGCTTACTAATCCTATGACTGAAGCCGATTTGGTAATTGAAGCAATGCAGCAAGAGAAGGCTGAGGCCGGGAAGTGTCCAGTCTGTAGCAAGGAACCTTTTGTCTGTGGAATAGACCATACAGAGATGGTACTAGTGCGGCGCATAGCCTTGGCCGCTGTTATGGAATGGGTTGAAGAAAATTCTTATTTCGGGGATGGAGGGATTCCAGAAAGAAGTGTGGATGATCTCAAAGCCGCCCTGGGAAAGGAGAAGCCGGGGGAGGAAAGATAGCTATGGAAGAACTTCGTTGTCTTTGTGGCCGTCTCTTGAACAGATTGGATTTAGGTGAGATGATACTGGTGAGACGTCAAAGTGCGGAATTAGCACTTATCGCCTTGGAAGCTGAATATCCAGAAGAAGAACTAGCGACGCTTGAATTTCGCCGTGTGTTGGGACTTAAAGATGGTGAGCGGTTATAATCATTAAAACCGTCAAGGAGACAGGCTAATGGGATACGCCGTCTATGAAATAAACAGGTTTGATAGCCAAGTTCCGATGCAGCGGGGATATGGGGTTCGATGCAAATGTCACCACTGCGGATGTCGGGCAATGATAGACCGAGGAATTTCCTACTTATGTTATTCCTGCGGCTGGTATTTCTGCGAGAAGCATCGGACTTTTGCTCGAAACGAAACCACAGACGAAGCGATTGAACTTGACTGCTTCGCTGGAACCAGCAGCCAGGTATGTGAGCGGTGTGCGGAGAAACTTAAAACGGGGGAATGGAAATGACCGAAATCCTAACCGTGGCTGCTTGGAAAAGGAGAAGCCATGACAGACGCCGACGCCTTTTGTATTATAATTGCTGCCGTTATTTTAGCAATTATTTATTTTACCACTAACTCGATAGGAGGAGAAGGGAAATGACTCCCGAAGAACTGACCGAACTCCGCCGCTGGTCTGCCTGTGATTTGATGGGGTGGGCTAAAGGAGAATATAATTACCCAACTGGCCCTGCTTACCACGTCAATTCAAACTCTTCTCTTTCTTATGTAATCAGAGTTGCCGACTGGCGCCCCGACGAACCCAACGGCCAGATTGAGATGGTGATTGACAAGATGAGGGAGTTAGAGTGGGGCCTAAACTTGCACTACCGTGGTGAAAAAACTCATTGCAGCTTTTCAAAAGATTTTAGTTCATTTAGAAATTTAAGAGAATATACTGAACCCCGCCGCAATGCTATCCTCTTGGCAGCCCATGCTGCTTGGCTAGCGGCGAGGGCGGAGAAGGAGGGGAAATGATGTTCAGAAAAGTAATAGTATCTATTCTTGTTGGATTATATTTATTCTGTTTCTTTTTTTATTTAGTGGGACTGGCAGCCTCTATAGATTACCCAATTTTAAAGATCCCAGCCATTGTCTGTGGGTTAATTTGGGGATTAGTTACTATTACTGGGGTGGGGATTGGTGTTATTAAAGTATGGTTAGCCAGCCACTTTAATCACCCCGGAGATAAGCAGGGTCAATAAGCAGGCCCCGTAGCCGGCGATAAAGGCAATAGCCAGAGCCATCATGCGGACCAAAAAGTTTTTCCATTGGGGCGAAAGAGACATTATTTCATCCTATCTTTGCGCGCAGACAAGGCTTACAAATATATAAATTAAGTTTCTGGGTAAATGCCTGATATGTCCAATCAGCCATGACAGAATAACAATCAGCTTCCTTGCCGCAAAACTGGCACATAAACCCAGGATACACAGTCAGTTTTATTTCTACCTGTCCCTGGCATATCGGACAGCCACAGTTGGTTAGTTCTTTTTCTCCAACATGGCGAGCGCACTTCATTTCAATGCACCGTCTCCATCAGGTCCAGAGCCTTCTTTGCCACATCCTCGTTCAGTAGAGTCTCGCTCAATTCCTTCCCGATCTTCTCCAGGAACTCCGCTACTGCATAATGAATCTCTGTAGAGACGCCTGCCCTGGAAGATAGAATAAAAATCGCAATACCCTCAGCCAATGGTAGCCGGGTCAGCCGGGAAGGCGTATGGCCCGCTTTAGTACATTCAAGGCATTTATTGTCATCGTCCATTATGGGCCTCCTGGTTGCTCCTTCACCGTCTGCAAATCCTGATTCAGCAGGTCAATGTTAATCCCCAGCGGGTTCTCTTGCTTCCCGTCAAGGAAATCCTGGGAGATAATGGCCCAGACCTCATCGAAGTAATCCTGGATGAAGGTATGTGTAGCGACTATTAATTTCCCCCAGCTAATGAAAGTAAAGCTGAGAGGGACAAATCTACTTCCCGACACACAATGGCCTCCCCAGGAACCATAAGCTGCGTTACCTTGCAGACTCTGGTCAGCCACGACCCACTGATCCTGGTCTTGAGCACTCAAAGGGAGCATCACCCCGCAATAAAGGCCACCGAAAAGATAGCAAGCCAAGGCCATATGCGATAGATTTTTCACCTGCACATAGGCCCCAATCTTATGGCCGTCAATCCCGTTTTGCTGCCACTCTTTGAGAACCTGGTAGAGTTCAAGACCATTGTCAGTTGACTCATTGCCAGGGATATAGCCGCTCAATTTCGAGTAAACTGCAAGAATGTCCTGATCCGGCAGGATAACCTCTTTGCCTTCATTGGCGGTCCATACCTGGATCATGTGCCCCGCCCCAGCTACCGTGCAATCCCCCACGTCCAGGTTCCCCATCGGCCCGAACTTGCTCACCTTACTTAACCAGTCGTAGGAAGATGGGCAGGAGGGAGGCCCGAGCTGCGCCATAGACCGCAAGCTCTGAGGCAGATACTTTGCGAATTGCAGGTTTCGAGTGTCATGCCTGTAAGGTAATTTACCGAGTTTTACAGAGCGATAATCTATCATTTTATATCCTTCCAATGCGTGACTTCTGACTGCACAATAAACGGCCCATCTCCTGCAATCCAGACTTCCCTACTAAAATATGGATTCCAGCTCCCCTCAAATTCACCTAATTGTGTTTTTACAATTACCCTCTTATATGGTTCTGGTTTTTGTAACAAGGCATTCACCCAGTCATTCATGGCTGTCTCCCGTTGGCTTATCTGGCCTATTCCTGCAACATTTACAGTTTGGGTCAGGGCATGGGTCATCGACCCACCTGTTACAATCTAAGCAGGCGAATGAATCCCACTTACCCGAATATTCAACGGTGTGCTTAATACAGATTTCACAGACAGGAGTAATCATGCTACCACCTCCACAAAGGTATCACAAAACTCCAATCACAGTCCATCCACGGGTCTTCCCAGGCATCCTGCCCGCTCCTGGTAGGCGGCGCAAGGGGCCAGTCCCAGGCCGGCCCCTCTGCCTTATCTGGGTCCACTTGTGCTTGGCTTGGTGTGGTCCATGATTCCCTTCACTTCACCCAATTATGCAGGTTCGGCAGCGGCGGAATTACCGGCCATGCTACCTGCACTTTAGCTGAAGCCATGGCAATAGAGGCAGCATTGGCAGGAGCCGACTGTTCCGCCGTATCCAGGGCAGCCATTGCCGCAGCCAACTCCGTCATCAGTACACAACCGCCGGTTTGGACGGTCTTGAACACCGTAGCCGCTCCCCCAATGGATACGATCAGCGAGGCTACCCCCTGCGTCGGGTTAGGAATTGCCATAAGAATTGCCAGGATAGCATTAGCGCAGGTGATCCCGGCGTTAGCCTCGTTCTGCTGATCTACCGTGGGATTGCACAAAAGCTGCTGCGCCCCGGTGACGGCGTTACTGACGGTGGTGCAAGCGGGCATTACCGCTAGTGAGAAAATCAGTACTGCAAAGATTGTTGAAACAAGCATCTTCTTCATTGAATTATCCTTTCTCCTATATTTGTGATGATTTATTTCGCCAGTGACTGAACCCCTTGAGCCTCACTACTTGCTTGCACAGCAGGGGGAGTCGCCTGGGCTACTGTGCCGCCGTGAACGTTGTAATCCTTGGCTGTTAAGCCGACAAGGAGTGCCCCAACACCAGACAAGATGACCCCGATAGCGTGGATGATAGGATCATTGATTTGGGTTAGGGCTACTCCCAGTGCCGCCACGATACCTGATACGGTTGTTTTCCAATTTATCATAGACCCTCCTTTACGAAGTTGGCGCAGCGGCATGAGCTGAGTCAGCCGCCGGTACGCAACTCATCTGTGCCTGCCAGCCGGCGATGTCGGATATTTCCAGAGCCACCGCCATTGGGGTTTTGCTGGCAACAGAAGCCATCACATCCGCCATATCCGCCACAAAGGTTACGCTCAACTGCGCTCCACCCGTGGCACCAATCAGTACTACCGCTGTTCCTGTAATTGCCATGTTGGTTTCTCCTTTTCATAACAAATAATGGTTCTTTTTCTTACACCGCTTAATGGGTAATCATCAAAATTCCATATCTTGTCCCAAGGCATTTCTCCTGTGTGTGGAGGATAACGCCTTTGGTTAATATATTCTACGAAGATGTCGCCCATTAATTTATCCTTCCCTACTTTTGCGAATCTGTCAACTCCATTTGTCCTTGCTCGAAGGGCAACTCGGGTCTATTCCACAGGGAAGCCCAACAGCAAATATGCTTCGGCAACCTACAAAATCCGTCTATCTTCCAGTGGATGCAGGCTTTAATGGGATATGGATAAAGAGTCAAAACTATTCCCATAACCATGTCCGGGCATTTTTCACTCAAGTCGTCTCCGGCATCCGCCAGGCGATAGCATCTTCCATAGGAATATGCTCGATACACACCTCATGGTCGCCCTTCTGGTTCCCGCCTATAAAATTCTCCCCATGATGTTTGAACGCTACATGGCTGAAACTGAAAACCACGATGGCACCAAAGGGTTTCGTATCAGAAACATCCTTACCCCAATGCTTCCAAGAGAAGGCCGCCGCCGATCCGGTGCCTTTGATTCCCACCTGCTTCAAGCACCAATTCTCGAAAGCAGAGCAATAAGGCGTATGGCCGTCAGGATTGGGATAATTTGTTGCTGAAAAATATTTTAAATCATCGGGTTCTTTAACACCGATTTCCTTTTCAGCTATATCCATCCAGGGTGTTTTCATTTATTAGCTCCTGTCTCTTGTCACAACCGCCGCCGCAGCCGCCGCCGCAGCCGTTGCCGCCGATGACGCAGCCGCCGTCGTTGCTCTTATGGCCTCCAGAAGAGTTGACTGGCTATCCTTTACTTGCTCAAACCACGCCTGCATGTCTTTTCTCAGTTCCCCAAAGGTTTTCCAAATATCCTTGATTTCAGCTTCGTTTCTATCGCCCTGTTGAACCAAAGCAAGGTGGGCCGGGCAATGTGTAGGGTCAATGAGGCCCCCTGGGTTGCCAAATTTAGGCATTGCGTCTCCTGTTTCACCGATATTGACATTCACCTCTGCTCTCTCTCCCGAAAGGCGTCTCAAGGCGGCCTTAATCAGCGGCTTCAACCCCATCCCCGCAGCCTGAAGAATGACGATGGCTACCAGGATGGCGATGATTATCCAGGCATAGGGGTCACAGATATTTTTAAGGGTTTGGGGCATTTAATAATTCCCCGTTATTAGGACGGTTTTGATCATATCGCTCCCCATTTTTCCAAGTCTTTGTACCGGTTCAGATGCGAGTCCAGATGCTCCTGCAGGGGCCAGAACTGCTTGTTGCCGGTGATCTCAATGCCGTCCACCTTCTTGAAGGCTTTCCCGATTGCCGCCTCCATATCTTCATCGTGCCCCACGCCCACCCCGATCAGCCCATCGTTGCCAGCCACCCGGAAGACACCCAAGGAATCCTCCAAGACATCAAGCCAGGAAAAGTCGGATTCCTCCAATTTGCTGCTGATGAGGTTCCCGACGATCATCTCCTCAAAGTCCTTCCGATTGTTTTCCGTGGGCGGGAAGGGGGCCAGGGAGAGCACCTGGCTGGCTACGAAGCCGGGTTTCCAAACGGTTTGGAAAGGATTAAGGAAAAAATTGCCAACTTTTCCTTTCATAATGAACTTCAGCAGCAAGTAGAAGGCGCTCCACCCCAGTCTCAGGGTCCACTCAAGGATCCAGGCTTGAAGATCCGGAGTAATGATGCAGTTGGCCGAGATCGGGCCGCAGTAGCCTCTCAGGAGGCCGGCAGCGACCGTAATCTGCTTATAGATGATACCCCCAGGGTCATCGTCCAGCCACACCGTGTTGACCGCCGAGCCCACCCTGGGACCTGATTTTCGGGAGTGGAGCTTCTTATCCTCCAGGGTGCTACTGAAAGGCCCCAGCTTGCCGTCCGGCCCCTTCCAGACCTCCCGGTCCAGTTCCGCCACCTCACCCTCAACAGCCTGCTGCAGGACGCAATTCACCTTGTCGGTGCCGAGCCGCTTTGGGACTTTGTTTGTGAGGTAGTCGATGAGCTGAGCCGGCGTGCCATCGAAGGTGAGGTCCAGGGCCAGATTGTCGTCCGCTTTGAAGTACCATTTCTCCCTTTTCTGGCCCTCGGAGCTTTGTAGGAACCGAACAGCTTCCTTAATGGTTTTGAAGTCCTGGTAAGGCGGGATGCTAAAACCGCATTTTCGGGCGAACTCGATGCCTTTGGATCGATCAAGCTCATATTGAGCAACCTCTTCACCGCCTCCAATGACCAGCTTGTCCCAGGGCGGGCGTTTAAGGATGTCCCCCAGGCGCCCGTAGAGATCGGGGACATTGTGGCTGATGTTGAACTTGTCCAGGAGGGCCAGATCACGATAGGTTCTCCTATTCTTTACGATGGTGTCGATGCAGATGACCTCGGCCTTCTTGACCGCGGCCACCAAGTCGTCCAACCCGACTCGGGGGAGGATGTTCTTGTAGCTGTTTTGGTAGTGGAGGTCGTGAAGATAGATTTGGCAGGGGATGCCTTCACGCAGAAGGTCCCGCATGACTGGCAGAGTCTCTCCTTTGCAGGAGAGGATGCAGAGGCTATTTTTCACGGATTTTTAGCCTTAATTGTTACAGTTACCTCTCCATCTTTATCAACCGGAATCCTCCCCCGGGTATCCTCAATTCCCCGGCAATGCTCCTGCCAGTTACCGCCGGCAGCTTCCAGGAAGGCCCGCTCCACCAGCAGCGCGAGAACATGGGCCTCATCGTAGAGATTGCGGAGTTCGGGAGGGATGGCTTCGTAAGCCTGGGCTGAGTTTGACATTTTTACAAATGCGTGGGCCTTTGATATACCTTCCGGGGCCCTGGCGTAGGCGATAGCTGCCTCTTTGAAATTGTCCATGATGTCGATCTGTTCTTCGGTGATCCCGGCAGCCCGCAGGATAGCCGACTCGTTGAACTCGTGGAGCAGGACGGCTTGCTGGCTCAGAGGGGGCATCCCGTCCCAGGCCTCGATGACATCGCCGTGCCAATCCCCGGACGTGTCGTAACGCATGGCCGGGCTGGTGCGCCAGATGACTTTCGTGAAATCCCACATTTTCTTTCCTCTTTAGCTTTCCTCATGGCTTCCCAATCAGCTCTGGGAGGTCTTGGTAAAATGCTTCGGAAGCGACAAGTTAGGAATTCAATCATTGGGATATTCCCAAGATTACCTAGTTGACAATGAGATAGTTAAAAGTTTCACTCCCCGTTGCCCCTATATGGGTAATGGTGAACGAGACTCCAGCCGATTTCCCGCTGATGTACGGAACCAGGGTAGCGACAGTAGCCGCCAAGTTGGTGGGGAATAAGAATATCAGTGAATTAGCCGTCACCGCAGCATTGTTTACCGTAGTGGTTGCCCCAGCCGTCAGGGTTACAGGTCCGCCATGAAGGGAAGCCTGCTTGGCGTTCAAGAGCGCCATAAGGTCGGATTGGGTCGATATGACCCCAATAATGTCACCCCATTCAAAACCACTAATTTCGCTTGGAGGAAAGGTATCCATTGACTCTCTCCTTAAACCCCGATGAATGGAGACAGTACATTGCCGGTGTTGGCCGTGACCTTGACTTTAAGCCAGCGCAGAGGAGTTTTGATCGCCAAAATTTCCTCAGTTGGCGCCGCGTAAGTTTTGGTTACAAAAAGCTGGTATCCATCGTAACTGTTAAGTGGCTGAGCGACCAGCATAGAACCGCAGACCTCGAAAGTGGCCGCGGTATCGCACCAGAGGCTCAGACACATCTTGTCGTAAGATTTAGTCTGAATCCATTGACCATTGGTGGTGCCTGATAAAGGAATGACATTAATTAATTTATTCTGGGCATCCAATACCAGATCACCCAGAAGGTCCCCTTCGACATTTGCTTTCGGATCGGTAAACCGTACAACTCCAGGCATGATCTGTCTCCTTATTTCCCCATAAAGGAATTTTGGTTAAATATCAAGTGCATTTGTCCTTATAAACCCAAGAACTGATACCTATCCGTTTTCTTTCGAGTCTTTCCCGGCTGTCCAACCTTCTCCAAGTTCTTCTCAATGTCGGCGCTGATCGCCTCGTTGACCTCATCCATTCCGGGCGTTTCCGTGGCCGGTCTTAGAATCCCCAGGCCGGTAAGGTCCTGGCCCGCCAGCGGCTCCTCCGGCATCTGCATATCCTGAATGGTGTCGGCCACCTTATCCATATCCAACTCTCTCAAGAGGGGAACCAGGGCGTCCCGGTTACGGATAAGCATTTCCGGCTTGGCATTGGCGATCTTCCTCTGCATCAGGGGTGTCCATTGCTGGCGCTCATAGTCTGATGCCTGTTCCATAGTCCGCGCCATCCATTCAAGCGGAAGCCTATAAAATCGAGCTTGCCCCGCGGGGACTTGGCTCTCTTCCACGATCTCCTTGACCTGCTGGCGCGTCAATTTCCCCTCACTCACCGCCTGTGTGGCTGCTTCTTCAAATCCCTCGCTATCTTCATCCCGTGCCATCTTTGTCAAATCGCCCCGGAGCTTTTTGGTCTCTGCCGATTCCTTAGTAGTAGTGGAGGCCCGCATTAACTGTTTATATTCGTCGATGACATTCTGCGCCGGGGTATTGGCGATTTCACGGGGGACTGGTCTTACTCCAAATAGACTCAAAGCCGCTCTCTCCGGTCCTTGCTTTGAGTCTATTTGGAG